ATGATCGACATCCAACTTCTCCGCAAAGACATCGCCTCCGCCGCCAGCCGTTTAGCTGCGCGCAAATATCAGCTCGACGTTGACGCGTTTAACACACTGGAAGCGGAGCGCAAGCAAATTCAGACCCGTACCGAAGAACTGCAAAGCCAGCGCAATCAGTTATCCAAGCAAATTGGCATGTTAAAGGGCAAAGGCGGAGATGCTACTGCGGTCATGGCAGAAGTTAACGGTATCGCCGAAGAATTGAAGACTTCCGCAACGCGACTGGAACAGGTACAAGATCAGTTCAGCAGATTTTTGGAAATCATCCCCAACCTACCGCACGAGTCCGTTCCGGTTGGAATAGATGAGTCCGGTAACGTCGAGGTTCGCAAGTCAGGCACGGTACCCGTATTTGATTTTGAGGCGCGCGACCACGTGGATGTCGGTGCCGGTGTCGGCCTTGATTTTGACGTCGCCGCCAAATTGACCGGATCGCGTTTTTCTGTGATGAAGGGCGGGATCGCCCGCTTGCATCGCGCATTGGCGCAATTCATGCTCGACACCCACACGGCTGAGCATGGCTATACCGAGTGTTACACGCCTTATATCGTCAACGCAGATTCATTGCGCGGCACCGGCCAGTTGCCTAAATTTGAAGAAGATTTATTTGCGGTCAAAAAGGGCGGACAAGAAGGCGGGCAGGGCGCAGATAGCGCAGCGCTTTATCTGATCCCGACTGCGGAAGTCCCGCTTACCAATCTTGTTCGTGATGAAATCATCGCAAGCGAAGCCTTGCCTATGAAGCTGACCGCGCATTCACCTTGCTTCCGCTCCGAAGCTGGCAGTTACGGCCGCGACACCCGTGGCATGATACGGCAGCATCAGTTCGATAAAGTCGAAATGGTACAAATAGTCAATCCGGAAACCTCCTACCAAGCGCTGGAAGAAATGGTCGGCCATGCTGAAGTTATTCTACAAAAGCTCGGCCTGCCATATCGGGTAGTTTCTCTGTGCACCGGCGACATGGGTTTTGGCGCGGCCAAAACCTACGATCTGGAAGTCTGGTTGCCCGCCCAAAAAACCTATCGCGAGATTTCCTCGATATCGAATATGGAAGCATTCCAGGCCCGCCGCATGCAAGCCCGCTTCAGAAACGCACAAGGTAAAACTGAATTACTGCACACGTTGAATGGTTCAGGGCTAGCGGTAGGCCGCACGTTGGTCGCGATACTTGAGAATTATCAGCAAGCTGATGGAAGCGTTGAAATCCCAGCCGTATTGCATCCGTACATGGGCGGTATTACACGCCTGATGCCGACGGTTTAAGGCCGACGATTTGCGAATGAATTTATTTAATCGAAAGCATGAATTTGAAAGAATATTAATTTGCAGACGGAGACTTAAAAAGCTGTTTCGTAGACAAGATATTCTGCTATAATCTTGTGCTTTGCTGCAGACCACGCAGCAAATCGACCAATTAGGAGAAGTGGCAGAGTGGTCGAATGCGCCAGACTCGAAATCTGGTTTACAGTTTCGCTGTAACGTGGGTTCGAATCCCACCTTCTCCTCCAAGACAATGTCTTATGATGTCCATATAAGTCCAATAGCCCGCCTCCGCCATAGAGCAGACGCGGGTTTTTTGTCGCCTACTGTCCAGCGTTGTCCATTTACATCCACGTTTTTTGCATCCATACTTGAGCACATGGATGCACCTCAAAACTGACATGGATGCAAGATGCCAAAACTCGCCACCCCTCTCACGGATATTCAAGTCAAAAGTGCAAAGCCCAAAGACAAGTCCTACACGCTGGCAGATGGTGGAGGCATGTATTTGGAGGTTTCCCCGCTCGGTTCCAAAATTTGGCGCATGGCTTACCGCCAGCCCAACGGAAAAAACACCCGATTAACTTTTGGAGCATATCCCGCCGTAACGCTCTTAGCTGCCAGGAAGAGGCGCGATGAAGCCCGGGCATTGAGGGAAGCAGGAACTGATCCGGCACAAGCTCGACGGATCGACAAAAGCAACAAAGCGACTCTTAGCGCGAACACTTTCGAAGTTGTGGCCCGGGAGTGGCATACACACAAGCTTGATACTTGGAAAGCCCAAACGGCGACAAACATCTTGCATAGGCTAGAGGTGGATGTATTCCCTTTAGTCGGCAAGCACCCAATAGCCACCATCAAAGCGCCCACGATGCTAGACGTGCTTCGCCAAGTGGAAAAGCGCGGTGCTCTAGATATGGCGAAGCGGTTGCGACAAGTCTGCAGTCAGATATTCGATTATTCGGTAGCTTCCGGTAGAGGTGAAGTCAATCCGATGCCAAGCCTTAAAGGAGCACTTAAGCATTCTGAATCAGGTAACCATGCTGCCATCACGGCGGACGGACTGCCGGAATTTATTCGCGCCTTCGAAAAGATCGAGGGCCACATGTACCCGCCGACGAAGGTTATGTTCCGTCTAATGATGATGATCTTTGTTCGCACCAGCGAGTTGATCGAGACGCCATGGTCCGAAGTCGATCTTGTCAATGAGTCGTGGATTATCCCTTGGCAGCGTATGAAGATGGGCAAAAGGAAAGTTAAGCCCCGCAAGGTGGATCATCACGTGTTCCTGCCGACTCAGGGATGGGCGCTATTGCATGAGCTGCACACTTTCACTGGCGGTAATAAACATCTGTTCCCCAATATGCGTGACCCGACAAAGCCAACCAGCAATGGCACCATCTTGGCAGCTATCAAGCGGATGGGCTACACCGGCAAGATGACTGGTCACGGGTTCCGGTCATTAGCGATGGGCGTTATAAAAGAACGTCTAGGCTATCGGCATGAGGTCGTGGACCGCCAGTTGTCCCACGCATCAGGCGATGCTTACGGCGAGGCATACGACCGTGCCCTTTTCCTGGATGAGCGCAAGGTCATGATGCAGCAGTATGCCGATTATCTTGAAAATGTCGCTGGAGGCATAGTAATTGCCGGTAAGTTCGGAAAAGCCGTCTAGCCGCTATGGAGACACGTCTAGCGGCTAAGATATACCGTCCAGCCGCTAGACGATCTAGCCACCTGATGCCGCACATCTAATCTTGCTCTATTCGCTACTTGGCGATAACGAGCAAAGGTTAGACAATCATGGCAACACACACTATCACACCAGCAGTAACCCTAGCAGATACCCCACCCAAATCCCTTCCGCTTGATGGCATGAGCTGATGGAGTCAGATCGCCCAGTTCTCCAGTATGTCGGGAAAAGTACCGGCAACTGACGATAGCGGGCAAGGCACCGCAAGCTATCAGGTTTTCCCCTCGTTGCACGGCCTACAGTAACCGGGAGCTTCACCGCTTCTTTGCAGACCCACTAAATTACAACGTGGAGGTCAAATAATGGCCGCTATGAACGTTATCAAAATCGCTGACGTGGCCATCCAATAGGACCAGCAGGGCCGGTATCAAGTGTGGAAGCTGCGCGCTTGGCAAAAATTAACCTCACCCTGCAAGCAAAATTCCTGAGATTTCATCGTGGGAGCGCGCGGTAAAAATTAAGTCACCTTCGATAGCTTCGCCGGTGAAGGTTGCGAGCATCACGACAGATGTCAGCAAAACTGCTTTGATCTAGCAACCCCCGAGAACACTAAAATGGTGTTCTCGATAAAGCTTCAACGAGCTAATGTATTACTTTTTCATTTTATCAGTGAGTCTGGCCGCTATTTTTTCTGCAAGCGCCTCGATCTCCTTTTCCTTAAGCCCTGCAACTATTTCAAAGCTTTGCTGAAGTCGATCAACGACCTCAGCAGTCAGCGTACGGTTATTTTTTGCGGCGGCATCCTCAATTTGCTCTTTGAGCTCAACCGGGAGGCGCAGATTCATCTGTGGGTCATTTCTAGCCATACCGAAGAATAATACAGCACGGTGCTTGCGCACAATGAAGCACGGTGCTATAGTATCACCGTGCTTCATCCGTTAGATGGTGTTGATTTGTAATTTTACCAATTCCGAAAGGGGGTCATATGGAAGGCGCGAGAAAAATTCCTACTTTGCAAGTTCGATTGCCAGAACAATTAAAAGTTTGGCTGAAGCATAAATCTGTCGATAACAGACGTAGTCTAAACAGCGAGGTGGTCACGCGATTGGAAGAAAGCAGAGCGATGGAATTGTCTCAGTTGCAGCGAGACTCAGTCAAAAGGCAGTAATGTAAAAAGTGGCAGTAACGATGTATCAGCACCGTTGCTGCCGATCAAAAGCACAAATTAGAGGTTTGTCCAAATGACCAGCAATAATAGCACTGCAAATGAAGTACATCAAAAACCATCGGCTAGCGTAAAGCAACGCACTACCGAACATGAGCAAATAGCGAAACCTACAAAGCCAGCGCAGTACACCGCCCTGCAGGGTGCTAAAGATGCGGTCTTGGTAGCGGAGATTGGCTACAGCTGCATCAGCGATAATATCAGCCCCATCATGGCCGCCCTTGAGGCACTGGCTTCTACCGATGGCATGACCGGTAAGGATTTGGTCAAGAGACTTGACTCAATAAAAAATCTTGCGCGATTCGGTGTTCGTGTGGCGGCCGACATGGAAAATACATTGGACTCCGAGCGCGAAGCTATGCAGGACAAGCTGAATGCGCTAGAGGGAGCCTTGTCATGACCACTACGGCTAAAGCACTTAAAGATCACATTTCCGACGGCGGGAGTTTACTGACCCTCCTAAGTGGGATGGAAGCAGTCAGCCGGATGGTCGCAGCGGCATCATATGACGGAAAAATAGATAACGTCAGCACTGGTGATATTGCCTTTCTGCTGGCAGACTTGCTCAACGTTGTCAGCAGAATCGTTGAGGACTCTCAATAATGGCAAAGAACACCATCACGTCGGCACCAGTCGAAGCCGTAGCCGAGCCGTTCAAGGCTTTCCAATGGCAATACGGAAAATACGAGCACCACCATTCATTGCAGACCGCAGCCTTGGATATAGGAAAAGGCATTGCAACCATTCTCGAAATAATAGAGGCCGGTTTAGCGGCGCATGAGCACTATGAAACGCCAATGTTCAACGATAACGACCGTGCGAGTCTGCTGAGAATGGCGATTACGTCCGCGTCGTTACTGGCCGAGAAAGCATCTGGCGAAATCGAGTTCGAGAATACTCGGTTTCAGAAGGCGGCCGAATGATGGCGACTCTCACACCGCAAGAAGCCGCATTGATCTCTGCATTTAAAAGCATGGATAAGGAAGAGCGTGGATTGCTATTAATGGGCGCACAAAACGTTGCAGCCCAACGCATTAAAGCAAATCAACCTCATTTAACTTTGATCGTCGGTGGCCGCCCGTCGATAGCCGTAGTCCGGAAGGGGGCAGTATGAGTATTCTTTCCGATTCAAACGACTGGTGCGAGCGGCACCCGCGGTCCTGCCTGGCGATGATCATCACGCTGCTATTGTTGGTCAGCGCTCTATGAGTACCCTTCCTGATCCGCGTAAATCTAAGGCTAAAAATGAGGCAACTAATGGCAAAACGTGACTATGCCAAGGGATCTATCCCGTATGGGTTCGTTCCGGTGCCCAAGCAAATTATCCAGTCATCGGAATGGCAGGCGCTACCGCCGAGCGCGGTAAAACTTGCTATTGATTTGATGGGTCAGTACACCGGCAAGAATAATGGCCGGTTGTGCCCATCGATAACGGTCATGCGGCAATGCGGCTGGAAATCCAGTAAAACGCTGTTGGACGCCAAGAGCGCGTTATTGGAATGCCTTTTCGTGGTGCTGACTCGCAAGGGTCATCCACCAAGCACCCCGGAGTGGCTTGGCTTCACGTGGTGGAAGCTTGATTATGATCGGTGCATGGATATAGATCCGGCTAAATTCCCGTATTTAAACTTTATCAACATGATTCAAGAGAGCAATAAATCGGTCCCAACAAAATTAACTTCTGTAGTTCAGAATCTGAAGCGATTAGCCCCAAAACAGGCCTCTACTTGTTCAGTTTCTGAAGCGATGAACTGAAAATTTGAGGTCCATCACTTCAGTTTCTGAACAAGCGCCCATAGGAGAGTGCCTATTCTTTAATCACTTCAGAAACTGAACATGTTCTAGAGGTTGCCATCTGTAGGTGTTTTTCCTCTGTGGGTTTGTCCTTGAATTTATGGGGTAAAAGGGGTAAAGAAGTGCGAGCGGCCCAAACGATGACCCCAAATTGCGAGTCGTCATCGGTAGCTGGATGGCTTGATTCACCTTCTGGATTTCAAATCCACATGGCCGCCGGGGTATAACGGAAATTCGTTAGACCCCGGTCATTGACCACAGGCTTTAAGCGTTCGGTGGCGCTTGGCCCTCAACACAATCTTGGTCAGATTTGAAATCGGAGCGGTCCGCTAAGATTTGAGGTAAGTCGGATTTGAAATTGGACTTCGCATTCCATGGCGCTCTTGCTCGCGTTAAAAACGTGATCAAACGCCCGATCATCCCACCTTCAATTTGAGGATGGCGCACGTTACTGAAATACCAGTGGTTACGATTCAAACCCGATCAACCAATAAAGAAAGATTGAAACAAGGGGTTTCACGTGTGGCAAGATGAAACCCCTGTTTCACCAATATACCGATGGCAATCCAGATACCCGACCAGTTGCGCCGCCAAGTCCTCGACCTGCGTCGCGCCCATTCCTTGAGCCAGGTGGCTGAGATGACCGCGTTGCCGCTGGGGACCGTGAAAACGATATGCTCCCGCTCTGGAGAGTTTCGCGATAACCCGAAGCACCGGGAGTTATTCTCGCTGCCTCCCCTTAAGTTGAGCGCCAGTACCGATCTGGCTGTGCCGGAATTGCCGCCCCAGGAGGATGTTACCGGCGATAAGGAGGTTGACGCACTTCTGTGGCTGCGCTCAGTGATTAGCACTGGGCAGGCTGCGATGATCGAGAAGGCCATGCTGGGTGCCAGCAGGATCAAGACGCCGCTTGCCGAATTGGAGAAGCGTTATGCCAGCCACATGATGGCAAAGCATCCTGGATCGCTTAGTGCAGTGTTCGCATCAATCGGATTTGCTGATCTTGAGGATCTGGCCAAGAGGTGCGTCAAGAAGTTGAGTCGTAAGCAGGAGGCCCGCGCCCGATTTGGTGACGACCTATTTGAAAGCACCCAAGCGGAACAGTTTTGCATTGAGGCGCTTGAGGGGTTAGAGCGTGGAACTGGGTGGACGTTTGACCGGGTCAAGGTAGATACTCGGTTTGTGGCCCGCGCCGATCTGATGCCGCACACATTGAGCGACTGCCTGTACGAACTGGACTACTGGGATTGTTTGTATAAGATGCGAGCTGCTGTTGATGGTACCGGCGATCCGGCTGCCGAATCAACTGAGCGAGAAAGGTTTGCATTCCGTCGCCTGGCCCACATTCGCGCCAAAACAAAGGATGAGGCAATCGCCGTGTTTCGCTACCTATCGGACTCGGAGTATATGGATGAGACCGAAACCAATGACATTCTTTTGAATTTGATTGGCTAGCAGTCGGAAACAGGGTGTTTCAAGGATCGCATGACAAATGCCGCCATCGGCACAACTGTTAGTGAACGACAGGCACCGAAGGAAGGCCCGCTAGGATCTCCTCAAACCGCGTAAATTGATCCATCGCCTTCCGCGTGGCTGCCATCTCCGATTCTGGCGCGATAGAAATAATATGGTCACGGTACTTTTGGATCAACTGAAGAAGTGTTCCAGACTGATCTTGCGAAAGGGTTGAGCAGATAAATTGAAGCATTACATCTATGGCGATGACCTTTTCATAGAGATCCGAAATATCTATTTTTGATGTTTCTTCCACGGGAGTTTCTTTCGTTAAATTAGTTGCGCGAGAAACATTAACTTAACACATTAGAGACCGCCGTCCCGTTTACTTTGTGCCTTTGGCGGGATATGCATCAAAGGCTCCGGGCGTCTTAGACTTCCGTGCTCCTGAAACTTTAGGAACACGAATGCCAAAGGCGGGACGGCTCGGATCATCCCATCCGTCAATGGCGGTCAGGATGCCGATTGGGGGTTTCCCATAGCTGGACATACCTCCATGTCGAGCTTGGCTCGTTCGGACTTGAAATGTAGACGCAGCTCACATTTATAAATGCGGATTTTCCGTAATTAGATTGGTTAATACCCGTCATGCGGGTATTAAGATTTAAGCCACTTTAGAGACCGTCAGTTTGGCGTTTTGGAAGGGTAGCGTTTCAAACGCCACCCTCACGGCATCTGCTTTGACCGCGAGACTTGATTGCATTCGCCGGGAGATGATCCGAAAAACTCGGACCCATTCCACGGCGGCGATGGACCCGGAAAATCCACTGCTCAGGACTATAATCAATGCAAAGTCGGAACACGACCACCGTAATACAAGTTTAAATCTCAGCCTAGCCTTAGCGGGCAAAAAGTCGGCTCCTTCACCGATCTGGCTGAGACCCTTTTAAATGAAGCCGCTTGAAGGAGCGTATGCATGGAAAAGCCTGACTGGGCTAGTTGGCGAGATATGAATCATGTCGAACTCTGGCAATTCACTGCGCTATCGTTAGATGCAAGTCCTGCTGATGTAAAAACAATATACAACGGCAGGTTTGACAAATCTATTGATGAGCCATTTTGCAAAGAATTTGAGCGTCGCCTTAAAATTTTGGCTAATAACACCCCAATGTCCCTGCACCCGATGGCAAGGATAAACAAGAGTCTGGTGTATTCCCAGCCGATTTTTTTTCGAATAGGAACAAAACTAGCTGTCGAAAATTATGATTGGTCATTTCCTGATGAATTTAGGTCTATGGCCGAATTAGCAGATAAGGATAAACGTCCGGAAACGCCTTCCGCCAACTCAATGGAATTAATGCCACAACTAGCGCCAGTAAGCGAATCGGAGACGACCACAGCGCCGTTCACCGCTCAGAACATTGCCGCTGGATCGCCCGCCGAGAGTAGACCAGAACTAGACGGCGCTCCAGCTGTTGCGGCTGAATCAGTCAAACTAGCACAGTCCGTAGAAGAACTGGGTTTGTCGAAGCGAGAAAAGCAAATTAGAGTAATAGTCACCACGGCAGAAACGAAAGGATATAAAGTTCTAAGCATCGAGACCGGCAATAAAGCATTACTTCGTAAAGCATGTAAAACATCGCGGCCGGACCTGTTTGGCGCTGGTGATAATCCATTTGACGATGCTTGGGAAGTAGCAACTAGGTCAGACCCTCCACGTTTGCGCATGGCTGATCACGATAAATTTGCCAGGAGGTAGGGTAAAAATACCCCACATCCCCACTCTTGCGACCCCACTAGCACCCCAGTTTCTAATGCACTTCATCGGAGCGGAATAACCCGCTCTGGATTATCACTAATCCGATGAGGTGCAATAAATGTTTGAGACCCTTCCAAATACTGGCTACGTCCGCTTGCCAGCTGTTCTTCACGTTTATCCCGTTTCTAAATCTACCTGGTGGGCCGGAATTAAGTCGGGCAAGTTCCCCGTGGGGATTAAATTGTCTGAGCGTGTCACCGCTTGGAAGGTCGAAGATATTCGCGCCCTTATTGCCCAAGGCGGCGCGTAATGAGCCGCACACCACGTAAGCCCAAAACGAAAAAAGTCGCCCCCGGCAAAGGAAAAGCGACTTCTGGAAATCTTCAAAATAAAGTATTGCGGTGTGGCGAGAAGCATATCAGTAAGTTTCGTGAGGCGCTACGCCAAAAGAATCTTTTATTGTCGAGTACCAAAACCGAAACCCAGCTCGATACCCTTCTGAAAATATTGCAGTACCGCGGTGACGCTGGCGTCAACACTCCCGAGGGCGTAGGAATCGGTTTCGCCAGAATTGCAACTCGTGTTTTCGATCTTGAAATGCGCGGCTGGCGCATCGATACGCTGCGCGAGGATGTAATCACGGCAGATGGTCTGACGCATCGCGGAATCGCCCGGTACGTCTTCCGTGGTCGCCGCGTGGATTTCATTGATCCGCAGGGTGCGCTCGATCTGGGAGCGGCGGCATAATGGAAAAAATCGACACTATCCTGCTCGATACAATCCGTATCGATGGCGGCACCCAATCCCGCGCGGCCCTCAACGAAGCAACGATCGGCGAATACGCTGAAGCTATACGCGGTGGTGTCGACCTTCCGCCGATCATCACTTTTTTCGACGGAGCGAATTACTGGCTGGCTGATGGTTTCCACCGTTATCACGCGCACAAGGCGGCTGGTGCCATGGAAATCATGGCCGAAGTGCGCAATGGTCTATGCCGTGATGCCGTGCTGTATTCGGTCGGTGCCAATGCCTCCCATGGCCTGCGCCGCACGAATGAGGATAAGCACCGTGCCGTGAAAACTTTGCTTGGCGATGCTGAATGGGCCGCTTGGAGCCAAGAAAAGATCGCAAAAGCGTGCGGCGTTTCGACCGGCTTCGTTTCAAAGCTGGTAAATGAACCATCTCTTCATGGTGAAGGGATGAGTAAGCCAGCAACTCGCACGGTAGAGCGCAATGGCAAAGTGTACGAGCAAAACACGGCCAATATCGGCAAGGCCAAGCCGGTTGACGAACAAGTACCGCAATCCATCGAGATCAAACAATCTGCGACGCTGCCCGAAGTCGTCCCCGAGAACTTCGGCCCATCGCCAGAAGAAATTGCTTTTGCTGTCCGCGCCGAGGCCGAGCAGATGGACTATATCAAGAGCCTGCTCGCATCTGACGATGACCCGTTGGCAAAGACCCTAGCGGAATTAAAACAGAAGGGCTTGGAAATATCGGCGCTGAGATCGCAAAACGCCGGCCATCAAAATACAATCAACGACCAGATACGCATGATTAAGTCCTTGCGCTCGAAGCTGGAAAAATTGGAGCGCGCAGCATGAACGCGACCTTATTTGAAAAAGAGGCGCCATGCTACGCCAGTACGTCATTCCCAGAGCCGCGCCCGTTCCAATCGACTGCCCACGATGCGCTGCGCAAGGGGCTTAAGGCTGGGCACAAAAACCAGTTGATCATGGCGCCGACCGGCGCCGGCAAGTCGTATTTAGGCCTGCGCATCGCACACGAGGCGCTGCTGAAAGGCCGACGCGTAATCTTCGTGTGTGACCGCACGACGTTGATCAATCAGACCAGCGAGGCGGCCGACAAGTACGGCTTGTCCGTGCACGGCATCATTCAGGCCAACCACTGGCGATTCAATCCCGATGTGCCGTTTCAAATCGCGAGCGCGCAGACGCTGAAGAATCGCGGATGGCCAGACGCTGACGTCATTATCGTGGACGAGGCTCACACGCAGTTGAGCGTATGGACCGAGCATATTAAAACGTGCCGTGCCGCAGTGGTGGGGTTGTCGGCGACGCCGTTCTCTGATGGTCTGGGCAAGTTGTTTAGTAATTTGATAAACGCGGTCACGATGAATGAATTGACCCTGTCCGGCGTACTGGTACCGATGAAGGTATTTAGTTGCACCAAGACCAATATGGACGGAGCAGCGATAGGCGGAGGGGAATGGACGGACAAAGCCGCAGAGGAACGCGGTATGGAAATTGTGGGCGATGTCGTTGTCGAGTGGGTCAAATACGCAGAGGACCGAAAGACCATTGTATTTGGCGCAACGATAGCGCATTGCGAGGAGATATGCCGCCAGTTTAACGAAGCTGGGATCATGGCTGCAATGTTCACTTCTAAAACAGATGCAATCGAACGCGCGGAACTGTTAACCGAGTACAAACAGCCCGATTCAGCACTCAAGATTCTGGTAAGTGTCGAAGCGCTTGCCAAGGGCTTCGATGCGCCGACCGTTGGGTGCGTAGTTGACTGTCGCCCGCTGCGCAAGTCGCTGAGCACTTTTATGCAAATGATTGGCAGGGGGCTGCGAAGCTCCCCCGAAACTGGTAAGACCGATTGCATTCTATTGGATCACAGCGGCAATATTCTGCGGTTCATGGATGATTACAGCGACATTTATTACAACGGCCTAGAAGCACTCGATGCCGGTGACAAATTGGACAAAGTGATTCGCCGTGAGGAGAAGGTCAAGGAACCAAAAGGTTGTCCGTCATGCGGCTTCTTTCCGTTCGCTAAGCGCTGCATTTCCTGTGGTCACGAGGCGACGTCTACTTCGATGGTGCAAGTGGAAGCAGGGGAAATGCGAGAGGTCATGCTTGGCAAGAAAAAACTTGCTGATGACACTTACCATCTTTGGGATCAGCTGTGCACCTACGCCGTCGGAAACAGCGCGCCTGAAAAGCAGCGAGGCCGCGCGTCGCATCTTTACAAGGATATGACGGGAGATTGGCCGCCCGCTGATTTTAAATTTGATGCGTTGGCCAATACGCCGATCACCCGCAATGTGATGAATAAAATCAAATCGAAGAATATTGCATTCTCGCGCGGGTCGGCAGCATGACGACCGCCAAAGCAGCGGGCGCGCTGTCGTTTGTGCCGCCGCATGATCGCGACCTCTGGGTGCGTATGGCGATGGCGATCAAGTCCGAATTTGCGGAAGATGGGTTTGATGCCTGGGACACCTGGAGCCAAGGTGCGGAGTCCTACAACGAGAAGTCAGCCCGTGCCGTGTGGCGGAGTATCGGTACCGCAGGGAAAATCGGTATCGGCTCCCTGTTTCACGAAGCGGCGGCCAATGGCTGGAGGGACAACGACCAGCCGCGCGGCCCGCTCTCCGCTCAGGAAGAAGCAGAAAAACAGCGAGCCCGGGCTGTACGCGATGCAGCGACAGCTGAGGAGGAGATCCGCAAGCAGCGGGGTTACCGCGCCGCCGCCGAGGCATCACAAAAGCTAATCGACCTGTGCACGCTGGAAACGCACTACTACCTCAACGCCAAAGGCCTGCCGGCTGCAGTCGGTCTGGTTGCCGATCACGTCTTAATCGTCCCCATGCGCAATCTGGAAACCAATCAGCTGCAAGGTATGCAGTCAATCGAATGGATGCCCGAAGAACGCCAGTGGGAAAAGAAGATGGCGTTCGGCATGAGGGCGAAAGGCGCGGTACTTCGGCTTGGCAACAGGAACGCCGCAGAGACGTTTCTGTGTGAGGGCTATGTGACTGGCCTATCCATTGAAATGGCGCTGCGCAGACTGCGTTTAAACGCCTCTGTGCTGATTTGTTTTAGCGATTCCAATATGGCGCATGTAGCTGAAATGGTCCAAGGGCGTGCATTTGTGTGCGCGGACCATGATGTATCGGGCGCCGGCGAAAAGGCGGCGAAGAAAACCGGTCTGCGGTACTGCATGAGTGACGCGATCGGTGAGGACGTCAACGATCTGCATCAGCGCGCGGGGTTAATGGCGCTGTGCAAATTAATCATTGATGTCCGTATGAGGAGCAAGTAATGGTTGTCCCAAAGAAGAAAAAAGCCGACATTTGGATGCCGCTTTACGTGTCGGATTATCTGTCCGACACCATGCACCTGAACACCGAACAGCACGGCGCTTATTTGCTATTGCTGATGGCTGCATGGAAGTCTGAGGCGCGACTGCCGAATGATCCAGAGCAGCTGCAGGCAATTTGCAGGTTAAGCCCCGCTAAGTGGAAGGCGAGTGAATCGGTTTTAAAGAGATTTTTTCATATCACTCCTGAATATTGGATCAATAACCGACTACGGGAGGAGATGGAAAAAGCAATAAAGAACACTGAGGCAAAGACCGTTTCTGGCATAAAAGGGGCGGCTGCCAGATGGCAAACGCATAGCGAAGGCATGACGAATTGATGGCGAACGCATAGCAAAGCTTTAACGAAGTGATGCACCTTCACCTTCACCTAACTTACCTAACGGTAGTTATGACTTCAACAGCAAAGGCGTCCCATGAAACAGGTTCAAAAGCAAGATCAAAAACAACAGCAAACCCGGCCGAGCCGGAAGCCATTTCAACGTATCGCATCGACAAGCAAACCGGGAACGCAGGTTGACGGGCGACCCGGAAGGTTCCCTAAGCTAACCAACACGGCCCGGGCGGAAGTATTGGCTGTCTTGCTGGCATCGGAGGACATGACCGGCGTTGAAAGTATCTTTCAAAATCGCAATGCCAGTCTCAATACCGTCATACGGGTACTGATGAGAAAGTACGGATGGCCAATTGAGCGCCGCGACTTCCCAACCAATATCGCCGTGGGCAGAGCTGGATGGGCTTCGACGTGGAGTCTGCCGCAGGGGGTGGTGGAGGTCGCCCTCGCTGCCGGTGGACGTGACTGGCTAAGCGGGGTGATGGCATCAAGAGCCGCCAGATCCGCCCGAAGCCGCGGCGTGGAGTGGCGTCACCCGGACTCATTTCGGCGAACGATTGGCGGTCAATATGAATGAACGTGAAATTATTACGGCCGCCCTTCGCTGGCATAACGCCCGAAACCATCGGCTCCTGGTGGGTGCCCAGAAGCGCCGCGCCGATGAGTTGGATGCGTTCACGGGTTTGTACCTTCAAGTTCAGACCTCCCGGCAACTTACCCACGCCAAGCGCGTTGAGCAGGCCGCCCTGCGCATCTTGGCAAAAGCCTGCAAGGAACACCGCGGCCACCTTGAAATGGTCGAGGACGCCGATCTAGTGATCGAAGGGCGCTTCATTGAAATTGAAATGAGTGCGCAATCCATACAAGGAGAGAACGATGATTAACGGTTTATCTAACTCAGGACTGCTCAAATCTGAGCGCTCCCCGAACATGCAACGTCACACAGTTAAGGAGTAAACCGATATGGGCTTCAAAACAATTCCATGTAAGTGCCCGGTCTGCGGCAAAGCATTTAAAGCAGAGGCGTATCAATTGAGGGCGCGCATACCCTGCTGTTCGCGGACCTGTGAGCAGGAGAGACGACACAAGGCCAGCCGAGATGCCAAATGGCTGAAGTCAATCGCTCTATATAGGCAAATAGGCGTTTGAGTAGTGAATGAGTTCGACAATCATTCTCATTAATGATCAAACTCGGGGCCCAGGGGACGGGGTAAATTGTCGCTGATACCCGCCTGATTACGGAACTGGCAAAACGTCTGGACTCTGGGCCTCCGCAACGTTACGGAAGGGCTAATTACGGGGAGGGTGCTTTGTAGTGTAGGTGCGGGTGCGGTCTATCTCCGCATTTACGGAGATGCGCATTGCGGGCACTTCGCGTGCAGCGGGCCGGCCTGAACTCATCATGGTGGGCGTTCGCACCTGCACGGCCTTTACCGCCGCACACATGGATCATGTGATCGATCACATGATAGGCATCAGTCCGATTATCCTGAGCGGACTCGGTGGGGTAACATCGTGTGACCGCACCTCGTGCTTATGAACTGGGCCGATTACCGGAGCTGACTACACGCGGTAACAGCCTGTGACCGCTTTGACGAATAGGGGGCGATTGCTCCCAGCGGGCTACACACTCGCCCAAAACGTTTTCGGCGAAGTCGGCCTGCTGTTCTTTAATCCCCTCCTGCATAGCTATATTCTGATTACTAAACATAAAAGGGTTCAATGCCGCTTCGCACATGGGAACGATTCTCTGAGGGCATCGATCATCAAGTTGCTTGCCACCTCACCCCATCTTGCGGGCCTCTCATTTACATACTTCTTTACGATCGCAACAACTTGCTCGCTACTTGCATTGGCTGGACTACAAAACAAATAACCGCTATAGCCATCGTAAGTGGCTATAGCGTAGCCTACCAGTAGAGCCGAGTACCAATAATCATCAGATTGGGCTCGATTTTCAGCGATGCGATCACCAGCCCGAGACCACTTAACGATGTCATTTCCAGTATAAAAATAGGCGCTTGCTTGCCCTGCAAAAACGTATATCGCCAGCACTGCAATTATTTTTTTCATTATTAGACCTTTGGGTGCCACATGTGTACATCGCTTTGATGTATCTCAGCGTTGTTAGTCTTATGTACATAAAAGTGTAAAACAAAAAAGGTAATAACGGCAATAAACTTATGGCAACAAAATTCCCCTTCATATCCAAGTCAGGCCTCTAAGCCTAAGAATGCTGACACAAACAGATGGCGCAAATTTAGGGCTTAAAAATTAAGCGGTAAGGGCAAATGAGCCACACACGAAATCTTACGAAATGATGAGTTAGAACTCCCATCCCCATTGCTTCGCCGCGACCGGCCCTTCTACTCTGACAGGATATTGCCACCCTGGTGGCGGCATGAAACGCACGCCTACCCGCTCGATGCGGTCGATTAATGAGGGCTGTACCCGCACGTGGTTTGCTGCGGAAGCCACCCGTTTGTAGAGGGTGCTGTCAGATATGGCAAGATAAGTGCAGACGTCTTCACGCTCATTATTGAAATGAGCAAGTACGATCACATAGGCGGCTGCTTCTGAATAGCTGGACTTAAGTATGACTGCAGAACTCAATGCCACCTCGTGCGCCACCTCTTGCTCCAGCAAAGAAATTAACGGGTCTGAGGCCGCACTGGCAGGCAACCGTTCCGACCACTTAAATTCCCCTTCTATATCCTGATCGATGCAAATAGCAGAACGTAAGCGGGAATCGGTTTGACGCCTAGTCTGGCTATACAATTTGCTTAAAACCAACTCTTGATCATCCGGATCTGAAAAGTCGACCTCGCTCCCGCGCTTCTCGCCGATGTCGCTGGCGACGATCCATGCATCAGTGTGCAAGTCTTTAGCCGATAACCCGCTCTTAGTTACGTAGCCTATGCGCCTTAGCCGGGAGCTCATCTTAGTCAAAAATAACGAGAAAAATTTGAACATGCAGGATTGTTTCCCTAAAGAAATGTTTCGTAGTTTGACGCATTTGCCACAAATTAGAAAGACTCATTGGGGGTAATGGGGGAAGCGGTGAGTACGGGAAAGGGTATTATTATTGTTATATAAATTATGTTGTCCAATAGTAATCAATAGTGTATTTTGTGGAAATGTTAAGCATTACCGAATTTGCAGCTATTCACGATTATGGGAACACGGTGGCATGAATCTTAAGAGAAATTATCCACAAGTTGCGTGCCAATTATTTCTCATGAGTATTAATGCGCCAATGCAGCGGTGCCTAGCATAATTAAATAATCTACCTTGGGAGCGCCGTGAGCCAGCAGCCACTTTTCGAAATAGAGGTAAAACAACTCATTCCAAATGGGATGGGGTCGGCCGACCTTCGCTATATTGCGATTGGAGCCGATGGGCATGAATATGCGGCAAAAGAGTCTTCAATTGCCAATCCTTCTTTGCCAGCAGCCGAATATCTTGGGTATTGCTTTTCTGCTAGGTGTCAAATTGCGGTTCCGGCAACTGCTACATTGGTAATGCAAGATGGTACTTTTGCATTGGGCTCAAGATTTGAGGGGGGCGTCGGGGGCTTTTCTGCGCTGATGCCGATCGATCAGAGCGCAGCACTGGCGGCTTGCGCTGCGGAGCTAAGTGCTTTGTTGACATTGGATATTTTCTTGGCCAACGACGACAGACATGGCGGAAATTTTTTATCCAGGAGATTAAGCCTGACGGGGAAATGGTCTATGATCGCGATAGATTTTTCAAGGGCGATGTGGATGGGTGGGTTTCCGAAAACTGACGTAAGTCACACTAGAAAGAATGGAAATACTGCAAATACTATCCAGCTTATGAAAAATAGCCTTTTGTGGGACAATGGAAGGTCTAGTCTTACCGCCTCCGCATTAGGGGCTATCACACCTCAGTTATACGGCAACTGGGTAGCGGCCATGCCACCCTCGTGGGTAAATAAGGAAGTCGCTGAAAGCGTGGGATGGTGGGCATCTGCCGAAAGAACTCAAAGAATTAGCGATTTAATCGCTTGCCTATGAAAACTACTGACTATTATTTTTCCGTGTTGCGCGTAGTGCCCAATGTAATGCGCGGGGAACGTGTAAATGTAGGTTTGGTAGTATTTCATCCTGGAGGTCACGATGTCACCATACATCTTCACATAATTAAAGATCGTCTTAGGGCGCTTGATCCTAACCTTTCAGCAATAAAGTGGGACGCATGGGCGATGCAGGCCAAAGAATCTTTAACAGCAATTCCCGTAGAAAATCGAGTTCATTTTTTACAAACTGCGTTCTCGCCGATCACGACTGATACTCAAACTGGTTGGTTTAAAGCAACCAGTGAAGAGGAAGTACAGGACAATATCGATGGTCTCCTAAAAAGATTAGTTGTAAGCCCACAACGTGTTATCCGGATAGAAAATAAAGGCCTCCCTCGAACTACTAAACTTCAAGCTGAGTTGAAAAATTGGTTCAAGGCCCAGAAAATTATGGGTAAAAATATGGATGACCTTAGCCGAAGCCAGATCGTATCCGAATATCCAGTGTCTCTAGAAACTGACTCGTATGCAGACTTTGCGTTTAAAAATGGTGCGCTTCATGTTATGGAAACGATGGATTTGCGTGGCGTAAATTACCTTTCAGCAAGGCTACGGAATCAAGCTGCATTCAAAAGCATCGTGTTAGATCAGGCCCGGGAGGTAACACAGGGAGGAGGCCAACGGATTGCCGTCGTGTCTGCGAGCGATTACTCTCTGGTGAAGCCCGCCATAAAAATGATTGAGCGAAATGCAGATGACGTCATATCAATGGAAAGCCAAGAGGACATCGACCGGCTAATTCGTCGGCTCACTGAAGCACTTCATCTAACTACTCAACTTTCAAACCCAACATTAAATCTTTCCCATAATAAAATTACTGATGTGGCATTCAATAAAATGAACCCATTTTAATAATTGGTTTACTCCAATGCCGTTGGGTCGATAACGGAATTATGAATCATTAACCCACCTTTCTCGGTGGGTTTTTAGCGCCTGGCGATTCGGTAAAGTATGAAAAATCAGTGAGGGCGGGATAGGCTTTCAAGCATCTATTTGGTACAACGTCAAAAAAAGAGCGAGGGCAGGATAGGGGTTAAAGACTCTTTTTGGTACAAGTCCGACGCAGCGATCTTGCGCGGTGATAAATTGATGAGCGGTTTTGACTTGGTAAAGGCTTAAGGAATTATTTTTGCATCCATGTTTGTATCCATATTATGGATTTAAAATCATCGAAGCCTTTATGTATAAGGGTTAGAGAGCATTGTTAGACTCCCACCTTCCCTCCAAGAATAAATCCGCCGGTGTTTCAGGCAGACCAAAAACCCGTGATTTCATAGAGGAATCACGGGTTTTTTGTTTACTGTAATTCGGGGCTGTTTCTTTACAGACACAAAATTTGTTGGTAAATTCAATGGTTGAAAAACCCAAGGAAAAAATCCACCAACATGTCTTTGACTGATCTCGCTTGCCGCACGGCTAAATCTAAAGAAAAGCAGTATAAACTAACTGATGGACGAGGCCTCTGTCTTATTGTTCATCAGAACGGCAGTAAATATTGGAGCGGCGCATACCGCTTTCTGGCAAAACAAAAGTCTCTTTCCCTCGGCGTATATCCAGAAGTGACCTTGTTACAAGCGCGAGAAAATTGGGAGATTGCGCGTAAATTGCTTAAAGCTGGTAGCGACCCCAGTGCAGTCAAGCAGGTAGAAAAGGCTGGCAATTTACAAATCGCGCAGCAAACTTTTGAACTGGTTGCGAGAGAATGGCATAAAGCCCGGTTCAGTACCTGGAAGGCCATCACCGCCCAGAACAACATCCATCGTCTTGAAACCGATATTTTCCCCCAGTTTGGCGCGTTGCCAGTATCAACCATCACCCCGCAACAAGTGCTTGCCGCATTGCGGAAGATCGAAGCGCGTGGCGCGTTGGAGTTATCCAGCAGAACTTGCGGCCTTTGCTCCCGGGTGTTTAATTTTGCGATTGCGTGCGGTTACGCCACCAACAATCCTGCTGCACCGTTAAAGGACGTATTACAGGTGCCGATAAAAGGCAACTTTGCAGCCATTGAAGTTGAGGAATTGCCAGCGTTTATTCAGACCTTGACGCGTACGCCCGACCGCATGTTTATTGCGACCAGGGTAGCGATCTGGTTGATGATGCATACCTTTGTGCGGACAGGCGAGTTGATTGCCGTGCCATGGTCAGAAGTAGATCTGGACAAAGCGGTATGGACGATTCCGGGTGTCCGAATGAAGATGGGGCGCGACCATGTTATTCCGCTATCGCGCCAGTCGCTAGCACTCTTCAAAGAGATGCTACCGCTAACAGGAAAAAATCATTACGTTTTTCCCAATCAGCATCGACCGGCGGAACATATGTCAGACGGCGCTATATTAGCCCTATTGAGACGGCTCGGTTACGCGGGGAAGATGACGGGCCACGGTTTTCGGTCGCTGGCTATGGGTACCATCAAACAGGAGCTCGGCTACCTGCATGAAATCATTGACCTGCAACTGGCCCATGCCAAGGGAAATAAAGTAGACGCTGCTTATGATCGTGCCAAGTTTTTGAACGAGCGTACAAAAATGATGCAGGACTGGTCCGACTATATCGATCAATTGGCTTCAGTATCGACTTCCTGACAGCGCGCATCCATACGGGATTCGATCCACGCGTCCACTTCGTTTTCGATCCAGCCGATGGCCTTCGCGCCTAAGTTGATCGGCGCTGGGAATGTTTTGGCTTTAACTTGCCGGTACAGATTGGTGCGCTTAATGCCAGTTTTAGCGATGACGTCTTTTACGCGCAGGATTGAGTAGCTCATTGTTTCCTTAATTTGTTTAGAAGAGAGAGTAGGGAATCGATAGTCGATACGCCTGCCTCATAAAATCGGAGGTGATTAAATCAAAGTGGGCTTTTAAAAATAGTTGCGCGTATTGGGCGCAAGCCCCTATGTAAACAGAACACCTCACCGCCACCCACAACGATGCGCCTCCAGCAATGCGGCAATCCAGCCTTCATCCAGCCGCTCAAGCGCATCCAGCGGATGATGAAAGCGCGACGACAACAGGTCGAGCCGCCCGTTCAGCAGGGCCGCAGCCACGGCCTCACCGGTGCTCATAGTCCCGATGTTATCGGGGTCGATTGCGACCGCTTGGGCCAGCAGTGCTACTCGCTTTAGTAAATGCGTCATGGTGTCTCCTTGGGTTCATCAAAAATACGGGGATAAGGGCAGGCGTTCAGCGCTGCCCATGCCGCAATGAGCGCGGATTTGGCCTCCTGAGGAAATTTATTCACATCAGGAAACGACCAGTCCGGCTGTTTTTCTCGCAGAGGCACCGCGGGGTGCGTACAGTTATTTACACGAGTCCGAGGAAGGGCAACTGCCGCCCCGTCGCATGCGGTGGTGTCCGATGGCACAGGGGTCCAGATATGGCGCACCGACTTGAACACCACCCCAAACAACGCCGCACAATGCACGCCATACGGTGTCGATTTAATCGTTTCACCATAGCGACCGATGCAGGTGGTCAAATCTTTCGCCAGTGTGATGATTAAATTTTTACGCGGGATAACCGGACCGCCTTGCACCCGCAGATACTCAGCAAAGTCTGCGCGCTTTTCACCTTCAATTTTTTGGGCTGCGTTCCAGGCGCGGCGCATCGGCGCTGGCGCTTCGTTGACCATCTCTTCCTTGATCCGACGCAACTCGCGCCAAACCGTCACCGGTGCGCCGCCCCATTGTTGAAATTGGCGGATACCCCAGCAGGCGGCCCATGCGTCAATCCGCGCCGACGGGACCAGCTCCTGGTCACCGACACAATCGGTGACCACCACATAACCATCTTTGGTCTTGTGGTCGCCCACATGCGCGCCGTCGATATTCTTGGAAACATACTTAGCGATATAGCCAGCCGCGCTCCCTTTGCGCCAGTCAATCCGCTCCACCTTCAGACGGCGCGCAAACGCACCCGGTTCGCCTCGGTTAGCGGCCCACGCATAGCGCTTCATCAGACGTGTGACGCGGTTTGCTACGTCGTGTATATGCGGTGTCTTAAATTTCGCGGTCGTCCTGACAAACAACAACATGTGCCAGTGCGGCGTGGCGTCGTGGTGCGGTTCCGCTATCCTGAATCCATACAAAGCCAGACCACGTCGCGCCATTGCCGCCCGGAAGCGGGCGGTCAGATCCTGTAAATATTCATTCGCCTCCCGCGGTGTTGCGCCGCTATATTTAGGATTCGGTTTGCCACAATGCAACGTCGCATGAAAGCGTGACGGACAGGTCCACGTAATAAATAATCCCTCGTCCCCCACTTCCTTAGCGATGGTTTCAAAGCCATTCAGTCGCAACATTAATTCTCCTCGTCGTATTGCCTTGTTCGCCGTTGTGGTACCGGCCAGTTCGGCCAGCGTGAACTGCTGACCTAATTCGTTTTCTAGTTTTTGGCCTTCCAGCGCCAATACGTTGCGGCGGTTTTGTGCCTGCCGGTTGATCACGGTGTCGTTGCTGGCATAAGGTTCGCCGCGGTAGTGCACATAGCCGAGGCGGATATTGCCTGCCTCAAAAGCCCGTCCGACGCGCTTGCGCAATTGCGCGCGCCACCAGTGCGGATTGACGGCGCGGGCGATCACATCTTTCAGCGCCTCAAACGCTGGCGGATCAATCCCGTATTCGGTACATTCGCACTGGATAATCTGCAACGCATGCAGGTCCGATTGCGCACCCCACAGTGCCGAGACCACATGCGCCGCCGCCTTCTTCGCGGTCGCCACAATGTCTGCATCGTGTTGCGACAAATCCACGCCAGCAGGCACATAACGCTCGGCAAATTCGCGCACCAATGTAGTGGCCAGCGATTCATAAATTTTGTACCAGGACGACCACGCCATTTTGTCCAGCGCCAGACCGATGACGCGCCTGCGCCATTTGTAAGGCAGTCGCGCCAATTCCGGTGCAAAGCGTTCAGATTGCAGAAAACTTAAATGCCGCTGCCGAAGTGGTAAAACGACGCGCTTAGACCGCATGCAGCACCCGTTCAAACATGCCGACCGAGGCCACCACCGCCGCCTTGATCGCCGCCCGCTCTGATGGCTTAAACGAATGGATCGGACTTTCCCAACGCGCCATGTCCAGCCCCGCCACGTACAGCACATAGCGGCGCGCATGCTCCGGCGTTACGCCCCATGATTGCGCTGTCAGACGCTGCAAGCGTTGCGCATCGTAGCGTGGCTTAATCAACTGGCGTGCTGCCACTAACTTGACGCGTGCATGATCGGGTGGCGTCATCGCCTCTTCAGCGGCCTCCCATGCGGCAATGATTTGGGATGCAGGCGTGAAGGACAGGTGGTTATCGATCAGCGAGACACCCATCACCAATGCCCCGCCATGCCGCCCAGCTGATGGATAAAAGTAGCAGTTTGCGCATCCAGCACTTCGCCCACTGCTGCAAGATGGTCAGCACGCAACGCATGGCTGCGCGAGATAAACCAGTTGCGCAAGTCGAGCTTGTCGATCAACAGGGCGTAAGTGCTTTTAGCGAACATGGATTAGCCCTTCACCCAGCCAAGTGCGACCGCAAAGGCCGGTGCAAACATCACGAAGCCGCACAGCAAACCAGCGCCGAACGTTTTGAGATGGGCCTTCATAGCGCGGCAGGGCTTGGAGAAGCCGTGTAGTTGCGCATAGTTTCCTTCTGCATATACTTGCGGGCGTACTTAGCCATGCCCGGCCGCAGTACGTTTTTTAAAACAACCGATGGAATCTCTTGAAAACAACCCTCATCGCCGCCAAACAAATGGGAAAATTTGACGTGGAAATTCTCAACAAACTTAAACTGCAATCCTTGGAAATGCGTGCCGTCAGAAAAGAGCGAATGATCATCGGCATCCGTAATGAACAAAGCGAGCTCTACCGCGTTGTCGGCGTCACCGGCTTGACGCAGTTTATGGATGCAATCTATCAATTGGTTGAACTCAACATGGTCGATGAGCTGGAATCCTTCGACCACCCACAGGATGGTGATGACGCCATCTTTAGCACCCGCTAGCATCATTTTTTTCCGGATGTCCTGATTCTGTAGTGCGTAGTTATTGACATATTCCATAGTGCTTTCCTTATTTAAGGGCGAAAAAATCCCGCATGCCTGAAAACAGGCATGACCGGGTACAACGTCAAAAGGTGAATGGCGCTAGCGGAAAACTACGGCGGCGCGAGAATGGTGCGGGCGCGCATAGCGGCCTCAGTCATTCTTAAATAACGCTAGTTGATTAGCGCAAGCATTACGGACGTGCTGGGATAAATGGATACGTACTTCAGGGTTAGGAATCGCCGACATCGACAACGTGCGCAGCACTTCAAGACTGGCGACAAAGGTGTGACCGCATTCCGGGTTCTGGCACATGTACGTGATCTCTTTCATCAAGGTAGACATCGTGCGGCTTTTGGCGGCGCGCACACGGTGTTGGCAGTGGGGGCAAGGCAAACTAATTACGCGCATGGCGGGGTGTCCATAGTAATCAGCCAATTTTGATAACAAAAAAGCAACTATCTGATATCAAAGTCGCGGAAAAACCTTACGATTTCATTTTCGATTGCGGGTTATCATTTGTAATCGGTATGAGATAAAAATGAATACATCATTCGAACGGAATGATGTATTTTTTTTGTCTTCCATATTGAGTGCCATTAGCGTGAGTGCAAACACATGGAAATTCGGCATTTATTGGCAATAGATAACTAGGAGTAGGAATGGGCGCATTTATTGCATTGACAAGTTTTATTCTGGTTTGGTGGGGCTTGGCAAAATTGTTGAAAAACAAGGGGAAGGGAGCATTTTTTCGTCACATGGGTGGATTTGCGGGTGGTGTTCTAGCACTGTGTATTGTCGCCATAATAGAAGTTCCAGAAAATAAAGACGGGGATAAAACTATCGCGCAACATACTGCCGCAATAGCGCCAAACGATGGCTCCCTAATGAAGGAGCTAGCGCCACAGCCAGTGGCGTCTATCTTGTCGGTAACCGTGATTCAGCTTTCAAAAGATTACGAGGTTAACGAAGTTGCAGCGGATCAAAAATACAAAGGTAAAAAACTACGTGTTTCAGGAAGTGTTCAAAGTATAGATAAAGACATGTTTGATAACATCGTAGTTCGCCTCAAAGCGACGAACGAATTCATGGCAGCAGTGGCGAACCTTGGCAGTGAGCATGAGGCGTTAGCTGCATCGTTATTAAAGGGGAAGAAAGTTACCTGGCATTGTGTCGGTGGCGGGCTATTAGTTGGAAGTGCAGTACTAAATGATTGTGTCCCTATCTAAAATAGTCGAGCCTACAAAATTTTGGACTCAACATAATATTAACTTCGACGTGGGAAATTTTTGGAAATGGCTCGAACAGGCAAGAGAAATATATTAATAAAACAGGAGTCAAAATTATTCGCGGTAAAGCTGGTGTTTTAGGAATGGTAGGGGCATGAGCACAGCGCTAACCGTGCCAACGGCGAAGGGTAATCCAGACGTAGTCCTTCATGGGGAAGTTGGACAACAAGTCACCGGCGATATCAAAGCGCCGCAAACTTTTCATAGCGGAGGAACAAAGAAAAAGAAACCGCCAGTCTAAGAATAATCGATTCTTTTAGAAGAAATAAAAGCAACTATCTGATATCAAAGTCGCGGAAAAACCTTACGATTTCATTTTCGATTGCGGGTTATCATTTGTAATCGGTATGAGATGCAAAACAAATACATCACGTCGTTAGTGATGTATTTTTTTCGTCTTGTTTTAACCATTGGCCTTGCGTGGCTTAGATTTGCCTCGCACAACTTCAGTAAGACGAAAGGATTAATGAGAGATGCCGCCATATTATTATCGCTCCCCGTGGTTTGGTTTGCCTTTGTATATTATTTAGGCTCGAAATGTGTAAGACCAATCTTTCGGCACTTAATCGGTGCTGCGTGCGGAGGGCTTTCAATGGTTGCTGGCGTGTTAAGCACATTAGGCGCCCACGTAGATTGGTCGACCATCATATTCATACTTTTTCTTTTTGTACTTGTCGTTTTCTACGGTCGTGAACACAAAAAAAAGGTGCTGGAAAAGATGGCTGTGGTCGGTCAACGGACGCACATGGGGGCACAGCAAGAGCAGAAAATTAATTTAGAAAAGTTAAGCGAGTCGGTCGTTATCAAAAAACGATCCGCACGCAAGGCAACTCGGAATATCCCTTCCCAATTGATACAAAGGGTGGCCTCCACTTTACCTGATCAGATCGTTTTTCTATATGAGAATGCGGATGGAGATATTGCTCTTCGTGATGTCAATGTGACTTCAAAATACAGTAATGAACGAGGTGATTTCTACATTGCAGGTTATTGCCTTAAAGCCCGCGCCAGCCGGACATTTCGAACTGATCGCATCATCGGTACAATCACGCGCTCGTCGACTGGCGAGATTCTTTCCGTTGAAGAATGGTGGAAACTATTCGCCGATATTACGCCTCGGTTCATCGCTGCACGAGCGCCCACTGTCTATAAAACCGGTCCAGTCAATATCATGTTCACCGGCTACAGAAAAGCCGAACGCGAGGTGATGGAATCCTTCGCCGAGAATGCAGGATGGACGGTAAGAAAAACGATTTCAAAGACCTTGGATTATCTGATGGCGGGCAAGAATGCCGGTCCGTCCAAAACTAAAGATGCCATAGCATATGGTGTCGAGATAGTAACTATGTCAGACGTAGAAAGTTTTCGGGAATGGCTCGAAGAAGCAGTAGAAGTAACGTAATAAAAACAGGAGTCAACACAAGCATGCCAGAACCAAAAATTTTTCCCCGCGATACAGAGCAAGAGAGAAGTAACGACGCAGGTATATTTCCAGAAATGCAGAATGTATATTCCTCTACCAAGTTGGTAGCGCTTACCGTAGATGAAATCGAGCTAATCAACGGATATCGCACCTTGGATCTACGAAAAAAAGCCAATATTCTCGGTACCATTAGCGGCACGCCATGTGTCGGCGGAAGTCCAGTCATCTCCATCTTTGGCAGAGTCTGTCAGCAGGTATCCGGCAATATCACCGCCACTCAGACGTTCAATTTAACGGCGGGGGAAAATAAGAAAGACGTCTGACAAATGTATAACAGGCGTTAGCGGGCGGCGGTTTTGTAATAATTGAGTCCCCCAATATACCGCAGCAACGCGGCGCACTTTTTCATCAGGAGCAGCATGCACACTACAAGCCTATTCACTAAATGCGCTTCACTTCGTACACGCTTTCCGGGGACAATAAATTTTTCGGACAATGGTGACGAAACCGAAAAATTTCACGTCCCGCCACGACCTACATTGCCGCCTCCAAAACCGCCATCGCGCACTTAAAAGGAACCACCTTGACTGATGCACATTTCACCTATATCTGGAACCGCCGCCATGAACTGAAGGTACGTACGCTGATGAATCGGCTGTACTACCAGGAACGTCGCCGTATTTTTGAAAATCGGGAAAATGTTGTGAAAGCGGCCTCGCTATTATTTGGCACCATTGCTTTTGCTAATGTGGCCAGCCCGGATATCATCAAAATATGCGCTGCCATCATCACTGGCGCAAGCGCTTGTTCGTTGATATTTTCTTTTGGCGTCAAAGCGCGCGACAGTGCCCAACGCACGAGCGAATGGATCGCGTTGGAGCGCAGCATTGATATACGGGGGGAAACAGAATTTACCGAAGCCGATCTCAATCAATGGACGGCCAGAGCACATGATATTGAGGCGACGGAACCAGCTGCGCATCAAGGGATTTTGGATCAATGCCACAATCGTGCATGTACCGCGTTAGGGACTAATACAGACCACCAGACCAAGTGGTGGATGCGTTATCACTTGTTTAGTCTGGTACCTTAAAATTTGAAACGCTGCGGCTTGATTTCAACATCTCGGCTGCAGCCTTTTTACCAAAAAGCTCCGGCAGTACGTCCCGGGCTGGCCGGGATTTTGCGAAGTCCTCAGCTGTCCATTCAGGATTGTCTTCACTAATGTATTCGGGGTCTACTTTTTTAACCATTTTTCAGTCTCTCTTTCAATTGCTGGGCGCGGTCGATTTATACAACAGGAACTTGTTAAGAGGTCTCCTACTGCACAACGGATCGAGATTAGTGCGTTAACGCATGGTCTTTGAGCCAGTCACGCAAAGCGCCGTCCATGCGAGTTTGCCAGCCGTCGCCAGTAGCACGGAACTGCATTAATACATCCGGCGACAGGCGGATGGTGATGCGTTCTTTGACTGGCGACTTCTGTGGACCACGTTTGCTTACACCTAGTTTTTTCAACAGCGAATCAGGCAGTACCTCTGTGGCCGGTTTAAACCGTGCGAAGTCATCCGTCGTTAGTTCGCGGACTTCACCTTCTTTATCGGTTAAGGGTAAGCGGTTTTTCATATCTCTTTCCTTCTCTTAAGTTGGCTTTACGAAAACTAATGACGCGGATTCCGACGTCACTTTCTGTAAAACAGAGCACGTGGAGTCGGTGCCCGAGGTATCCCACTGCGATATAGCGCTCTTCACCATAATTGTTACGCTCATCCACGGTAATATCCGCAGTAGAAATATCAAAATCGGCAGCCTGTTCGAAGCTCAGGTCCCGTTCTCGGATGTTACGTTCGTTCTTATCAACATCAAATGTAATATCCATCAATTATATTGTATGTACAAAATGCTGAGGAATCAAGTTTTCTGTATGCACATTCTGGTCATGGTGAAAAAAGTTGCAATCAACACCAAGATATCCAATCGGTATTTTTAAGGTATCTATTGAATATTCAATTGGTAGTTTGTATAATGGCGAGAGTTCACTAACCCTCGGAGATAAATATGCTTAAAGAAGTACAAATGTCGATCAAAATGGAGGCTGCGTTACGCGACCAGTTTATGGCAGTGGCGGCAGATCGCCATCGTCCTGCTGCACAAATTATCCGAGATTTAATGCGCCTTTATATTGCAGAGAACGAAACCCCTAACGCCCTGACCGCAGAGACGCTGCGAAAGAGCGAAAGAGGTGAGGATGTCTATAGCGCGTCTAACGCAGCCGATTTGTTTAAACAGTTGGGAATTTAATGCGGGTGCCAAGCTATTCCGGACAATTTAAACGTGACGTAAAACTAGCAGAAAAACGCGGCAAGGATATGCAAAAGCTGCGTGAGGTAATCGCCTTACTTCTTGCTGGAGAGTCCCTTCCGCGAGAGTTAGGTGATCATCCCCTCAAAGGCGTTTGGAAGCCAAACCGGGACCTTCATATCGAGCCGGATTGGGTGTTGATTTACACTGCAACTGCAGAAGTTGTGCGTTTCGAGCGTACCGGTACCCACTCGGATCTTTTTAGTAATTGATAAGCCGTTATGATCTTGCTTTTGATTTTAGATATCATTGAGCAAGGGTCATTCGTTTTCTGGTGGCATTACAACTTATCCCCGTTTTCGGCAATGATTGTCCGTCGTTCCTCAATATTCGCCCACGCCAATTTAACGGCCCGGGACGCCGTCTGTTTGCTGGCATACCGGTGGTCAAGCGCCTTTGTTTTGGCCCGCGTTCCCGCCAATTCTTCGCCGCGTTGATGGCTGACTTTGTCGTGCCAATGCGCAGTGACGCCGGTAATACCCGGATCAGGATCAGTCTGCTGTTCACGCTCGACTTCGGCTTCTTCTGTTTTGGTTTCCATTTCAATACCGGTCGTGAATCCACCCGCGCCGATGCTATGCGTGACTTTGGCGGTCAGCCATTCCACGCTATCAATAACGGCTTTAAAGCCAGACACGATGACCGGCGATTGCGGCATCAGCAAAGGATTGCCAACGGACAGCGTTAATTCAAACGTGGCTAACCCACGCTGGATGCGCGCCCATTCCGCGACCGCGGCGGTGCGTGCATCGGCTTCAGTGGCATACGTCGTGCGCAGCCGTTTGGCGCTACCGGGCGCACCGGCCACGACACTGCGACGCAATCCGTGTTTGTCATCGTGCCAGAACACCCGCACGCCGGTGTAGCTGTCGCGCTCGGCACTGTGATAGCGGTGGCCGTCGCCTGCTTGGCGCGTGATGATAATTGTTGGTAGTTGCTTGCCGGAGACGGTTTGGCTGCGGCTGGCCGGAGTGAAGATCAACGTGTCGTTTTTAACGGTCGCGACCGCATCGTACTTTTTGCCAAGTCGACGCAGAAACGCGGCGTCGCTCTCGCGGGTCTGGTCGATGTGCTTGACCGCCACATCGCGCAAACCATCGGCGATGCCCGCTGTCAGTTGCTGCCGGAACGCGATCATCTCAATGATGGCGCCGAGCGTGGTGTTGTGGAAACTGTGTTCTTCTACCTGGCGGAAGGTGTCGATCAGGTTCGCCGTGCGGGCGCGTAACGTGATGGTATCGGGTGCGCCGGAGTGTTCCACTTCATCTACCGTGAAGCTGCCTTTGTCGACCAGACCCAGATGTTTCCAGCCGATGTACAGATGGATGGTTGCACCTTTGGACGGGATCGCGAGCAGGCCGTCGGTGTCGTCCAATGCGAGGTCGAGCTGGTCGGCAGACTCGTTACGGCACTCGGTCAGCGTCAGGCTGATCAGGCGCGGGCGGAGGATAGCAGTTAAGTCACGGTCATCAAGCGTGACACGAAAGTCTGGGATTCGGTCGTTCATCGATTACCAAGACCGCTGACGATACCGCCGATGCCATTGACCGCATTGACATTGTTATTCAACCCTTCCAGATTGAGCATGTCGCGCAGGGTGCCGATATTGCCTAAATTGTTTATTGCATTGTGCACATCGTCATCGGTACATTTCAGCGTAATCGCAAATTCCACACGGGCCGGATCGCCATCGGACCCGAGATGCGTTTTACCTTCGGTCATGCTGGTGATGATGTACGCGCCATAAATCCGTCCGGTGCCCTGAATCAATATCCATGATTTACCGGTGTCGGCCATCAGGCGTAATGCATCGAGCGCGTACAACGATCCGGTTAGTTCGGGCGCAATCCAGCCCGACAGCGTGATGGTGTCGTCCCCCTTGCCGGTGTATTGGAACGCGTCACGCGCACCGACGCGGGCGTTGCTGACGTGTTTCCATTCGGTCTGGCGTTGTAACTCCTGATACGCCAGCGTGGGAAGACTGAAGACGAACATGCCGAGGGCCATCATCATGGTTATGTTCCTGTAAAAAATTAATAGTCATGCAGGCTGGACCGCTGCCGGGCACGCTTGTCACGGTCGCGCTGGTCTAGTGCTTTGGCGACGGCTTGGGCAATCGCGTTGCCATCCATGCCGGGGGCGGTCTGGATGGTGATGTGGATCGTGTCGCCCTGGACAACTGTGCCGCCGCTGGTGCCACGGCTCGCCATTGGTGGGCGCGTGTCAAACGCCATCGCGGGCAGCGTTGCTGCGCCAATGGCGATGCCGGTACCGAGTTGGGTCAGGCGCTTGGCGAGACTGCTGACCTGGGCCACGGGTGCGTCCTTGCTGCGGCGCAGACCGACGGCTAAGCCTTGCATCGTGTAGTCACCCAGCGTGGCAAACACCTTGCTAGGGCTGTGGATGCCGAGTTTGTCTTTAAACCAGCCGATGGCTCTTTCAGCGACGTTATCGATGGCACTTTTGAGGCCTGTCATGCCGTCCAGAAAGCCATTGGTTAAGCCGGTCATCATCGCGCCGCCGATGTCCATGAACTTGTTCCCCATACCTGAAAGAAAGTCGACGATGCCGTCGCTAACGGATTCCACCTTTTCTTTAAGCCAGTCCCAGATGGCACTGGCGCTACTTTTTATGCCTTCCCATGCGCGATCAAAGATATCGGTGACCGTCTTCCACAGATCGATAAACCACGCCTTAATCGGGTCCCAGTTTTTATAAATTAAGTAAGCGGCTAGCGCAATGCCGAGAATCAGCAGGATGATCGGATTTCTGAGCAAAATCTTACCTAACGTCAACATGATCTTACCGATACCCTTAAAGGCACGACCAAGGCCCTTTAAAATTGGTATCACAATGCCGCCTTTTAAACCCAGGGCGCTAAGCACAAATCGCATGAGGGCAAAGGGGCCAAGAATGGCGGCAACGCCGATTGCCAGCGCGCCCAGCACGACTAAGACGATCGCCAGTACAACGGCAATTTTAAGCAGGGTGCCAGCCAGTTGAGGGTTGTCTTCGATCCAGCGCGAAAGGCGTTCCATCACGCGTCCGACAGTATCCATGATGTCTGTCAACGCCGGTTTCAACGTGCTGCCAGCCATGGCGGAGAACCCGAACGCTTTATTTTTTAATAGTTGCCACTTGGCCGACAAGGTATCGAGCCGCGCCTCAAACTCACGGTCCATGCTGCCCTTGGCGGCTTCGCCGTTTGCCAGTTCTAATTGCCGCCGGTATTCCCCGACACCACCGGCCAGCTTGGCGATGGCACCACTCCAGTCTTTGCCGAACAGGCGAGTGACGGCTTCCGTTGTCAATTCTGCCGGTAAGGCGTTGATCTTGTCGAGCACGTGCAATATCGTGCCTTGTGCGTCCTTGATCATGCCCATCTGGAGGTCGGTGCTCGTCATGCCGATCATCCCGGCACCGATCTGAAACTTTTCCGGATTCATCTTGGCAATCTGCAACTGACGCATCATGCCGGATGCAGCGGTATCGGCCCGTTCCGGTGATTCACCAAGGGTCAGAAAGGTGGAGGCAAGCGCCGCGGCATTGCGCACCGGCAAGCCGATGGTCGATGCGGCACCGGCTAAGTCGCCTTGCAGGACGTTAATAATATCTTTGCCTTTGGACAGCGCGTTATCGTCGAGGTAATTAATCGCGTCCCCGAGTTTGTCGAGGTGTTGGATTGGGATTTTAAAAATGCCCGCGATCTTTCCCATCTGGTCGCCAATTTCGTCCGCAGGCATGTCGAACGCGGTCGCCATCTTGGCGTTATTGGTAGCAAATGCGATCAGATTTTCTTTGCCCTGTATCCCCATGCGCGCCCCGGCCACGGTCAGGTCGATCAGCTCGGTGGTCGCCATCGGTACCCGCGTTGCGAGATTCTGGATCGCCCGCCCCATGTCGTAATAGGTCGCGGTCAGTTTGCCGTTGGCGTCACGCGCGCCGTCGACCTGTTTGGCAATGCCGAGCATGCTGTCTTCATAGCGCATGAAGTCCCTGACCGTTTTGAGTACCGGCATGCCGCTGGCGACGCCCGCTGCCGCCATGCCTGCGCCTGCCATGGCGACACTTCCCGCAGTCGCACGGGTAGCGTGCAGACGGTGGCGGGCTGCACCCATGCGTTCCTGCTGGCGGGCAATACTGACGAGTTTTTGTTGCTGTGACGAGAGTTCGGCGTTCGCGTACGACACGCTGTCCTTGAGCCACGTCTGGGCCTGACCTAAATTTTTGGTGCTGATGCCGGTGCGCGCCAGCGCGGTGGCGAGTTGCTTGTTGGTCTCCAGATTGGCACGGTAAGTGGTTTTTAATTTCTCTGCGATGGCTTGCGATTTCTTGTATTCTGCACTGAGTTTTTTGACCGCTGCCGCCGCAGGGGATGCCTGTGCAGTCAGCGTACCTAACTGGTCGCCGATGGCTTTGGCATTTTGCTGCGCATGGCGTAGTGCGACCGAGGTAGTTTTGAGGCCGCGCTTGAGCGCAACGAATTCATTAAGTTTTTTTGCTGACTGCCGAGTTCTTTCAAGCGGTCGCTGGTGGCTTTGATGGCCTTGGCCGTCGGAGACGCAGCAGCCTGTATTTTTTTAAGCGGACCGGTGATTTTGTCCAGCGCGGTCATGATGACTTGTAATCTGAGGTCCGCCATGATTATTCCTTATTACTCTGATTCAGACCGCAAGCGTGCGCGTTCGCGCCAGTCCATTAACTCGGTTAATTCAAACGTGGCCATCGCCGCAGGGTCCCAGTGGAATACCACGGCGATGTCGGCCATCGCGTTTTCTACGCGGTCGGGGAGACCATGTGCCGATCCGCTTTCTTCGCTAAAAAATACGCCACCTCGGCACCGAGCGCCATCAGGTCGGCCAGATCGAGGTTGTTGATATCTTGCGGGGTCAGGATCGGGTACGAGATGCGGGGCAATACTTTTTGCAGCGCGATGACGTCTAGATTAGCGACATCGACCAAGGAGACGCCGCGCAGTTCTCCGGCCTTTGGCTTACGCAGCTGGACTTCGGTAATTGTGGTGTCGCCGCGCTGGATCGGTTCGTCGAGAGTGATGGTGACGTGGGTCGCGTTATCTGGTTTGGTGATGGTCATGGTGGTGCCTTTTGAGAGAGTGAATAGAATGTTTTATTACAGACCGATGGCTTTGCGCAGATCGTCATTCATGCTGACGCCGCCGATTTTTTCCACGCAGTTCATGAAGTCGAGTTCGATAATGTCTGCGTTGTCGACCGTCAATTTGTAATAACTGAGTGCGGTCGAGTATTTATGTGCGGTGTCATCGCCGACCTTGGCAGAACCCATATCGATTTCTTTATGCCGTCCGCGCACGACAATCTCGACCGCGGTGGTTCCGCCGGTATCGTCGTTTTGAAACGCTCCGGCAAAGCGTAACTGGACTGCATTATGCGATTTGGCAGCGTACTGTTTTAAGGCGTCGACGACCAGCCCGCCCGCGGTCCATTCGAGCGTCAATGCCTCGTTGCCCATGTCGACCATGACCGGGCCGCTCATGCCACCGGCGCGGTATTCTTCCATCTTGCGGCTCAGTTTAGGAAGGGTTATTTCAGGCACCAGTCCCAGATAGGACGCGCCATCGTTGAACAGATTAAAATCTTTGAGTTTGCGGGGTAAGCCCATTTGTACATCCGATCGGAAATAGGGTTAAGCAGTAATGCGGCTGGCGAAGTCGGCCAGATAGCGGTCGGTAATCCGTTGCTGAAACACCAGATTTTCTAAAGGCGGGACCGGCGTGTAGTCGTAATCAATGGCTAGCTTGCCCGCCTTCAACGTGTCTTTACTATTAAAGGCTTCGTCGTACCAGGCGGTGCCGTCGATGATGTAACCCTGCGCTTTCAGGTCGCGGAATTTGGCATTGATACTTTCAATCAAGTCCTTGACTAAGGATGGATGCAGCGGCTTGTCGACATACGTAAAATGCGCCTCGGCTATTGTGTCGGCCAGCACCTGCGCGGTGCGGGTGTAATTCTCAAAAAAGAAGAATTCCGGCACCTCGCAAGTGCGCGACCCCCAGAAACGAAAGCCGCCGTTATTGATCAGCGTGGTGACTTCATGGCTGTTCAGGTAACCGGCGTCGGTGGCCGGATCCTGCAAGTCCCAGAATACGTCGCTACTGATGCCGGTCGGACCGTTGACCGGCATGTTCGATAACGTTTTATGCCAGCCGATTTCTTCATCGATTTTGGCGCGTAAGCCGAGCGCATAGGCGACCGCGGAGATGTTCACCTCGGCATCGGTCGCGGTGTCCCAGTTCACAAAGTCGGGCCAGATCAGCATTAATTCGCGTTGCCCGAAATCCTTGCGATAGGCGACCGCGTCTTCTTTGGTCTGGCACCCGTGTGCGGCGACGTATGCAAAAGCACGCAGTTGCTGGGCGACACTGGCGAGCGCATTGGCGACCGGCTTGGTGTCTAGTCCCGGCGCACCGAGAATGCGCGGCTTGATACCGAGTTTGCTTTGCGCGGCCAGTAACGCCTTGATGCCGGTGTACTTGCCGCTGGCAGTGACGGTGCCGATGACGTTGCTGGTGGTGGCGTCCGCATCGTCGCCTTCGGCCACACGGACGACTATCGTAAACGGTTTGGTTTGCAGGCCGATGGCCTCTAACGTGCGGCGTAAAGTTCCTTTTACACCGGCCTTTCCGAGCGCGGCAATCACGTTGGTCAGTAACACCGGCGTGTCGAGCGGAAATGTGACCGGATCGGCATCGTCGGCGGTGGCGATGAGGCCAATGACGGCGGTGCTGATGGTGCGGATGGGACGGGTGCCGTCGTTGATTTCAAGGACGCGTACACCGTGGTGATAGTCAGCTGCCATAAAGACTCCTGTAGGTTTGTGGTGCGTTCAGATAGTGGCGTTGGGTGCGGCGGGCCAGCAAATATCGTTCGGGAAATCCGGCTTTTCTGGAATGCGATTGAGCGCGGCGCGGTAGGTTTTCCACGCAATGGCCAGTCTCCTGTCGGTGTCGGTGGCGTCATTTAGATCAATGCGGTCCTGATATTTATTCACGTCGTTCGTGGCAAGGCTCAGCTCGTAATAGATACGCTTATACGCGGACCGGGACAATTCTTCGTCAGTCGGTACGTAGTCCACTACGAGACCCCATTTGCCGGCGTCACACTCGGCATAAATCTGACGACCATGTTCATAGAAATCCTTCGGCGTGGCTAAAAATGAAACGTAGTTCTCGGCGTTTGCAAATTTGACGTCGCATTGAATTCCATTTGGCATGCGCACCGGCTGGCGCACATCGGTATAGGCATAGGGATTTTCTGATACTGGTGGCAGCGTGGTTGTGGTCATGATGGATCCTGTGGTGAAGTGGGTGCATGCAAAACATGCGGGATAGCGCTTAACGGGCTGTGTGGTCGTCCGGCTGCTGCGGCCATTCAGGTTGCAGCGGCCAGCCGTTTTGCTGATTGACCCGGTTAAGATTGGCCCGGAATTTCTTCCATTCTTTTTGCCTTTTGAGATCGCTATCGGTGGCTTCTTCAATGTCGATCAGATCCTGATAGTCATTGACGTGTTGATTCGCGATGGCGAGTAGTGTTAACTTTGTCTGCGCGGCGTTCAACTCTGCCTCGCCCAATAAACACTCTTCAAAATGACGCGCCCAGATTCTTCTTATTTGCTTGATGGTCGGCTGCGTGACCTCGGTATCCCAGATGGCGATGATGGCCGGACCGGTTTGCGCAAGTTGATTACGCTCAATAGGGTGAGAAGTCCAGAAATCTTTGCCACATATCAATTCCGGATAAATCTTTAATACGCAAAAGGCGAGTTGGTCGTGTGTCAGCCATTGGGTGCTCTTCATCATGTGGTCTAGCCCAATCCCATTGTGACGCCGCGCAGATGTACCCGAAAATTGCCAGAGACGTTGGAGCGTAATCCGACCAGAACGAAGGGACTGGGCAAGTCAGCGGTACCACCGGTTCTGCCGGGGTCGATACTGCCGAATTCATGTAAGCCACTCGAGTGGACTGCAGGAATTTGAGAAAGGTGGAATAGCGTCATTTCTGCAGGTGATCCTGCGGCCATACCCCAGAGGTAATAGGGCTTGATCCCGGGATTTTCAACGTAGCGCGCTCTGATGCCGCTGAGCGTATTGGCGTTGCCGGCGTTGCTGGCGTAATGGACGCTAAAGTTAGCGGGATTATATAGCGCGCCATCATTCGGATCTGCATAGCCCCCATATACCCACGTCGGTTGACCGTCCCGGCCTTGCCATTGCAGGCGGATGTTGTGGTTACCGCTGATCTTGCCGGACAGCGCCGCATTGAGCGTCGTCAAAAAGACAAAACTGCCCAAATCGGTTTTGTCCACCGTGGCTTTCAGGACTTTGTTATTCCAGCCGATCTTGACGGTATTGAGCAATTGATCGACGCCGGTGCCTTGCTGGACCGGGGTAAAACCGAGTGCATCCTGTTTGTCGTCCGGATTGAAGGTGATCCCATCCCATGCCAGCTTCCATGGGCGATCATTAAATGTTGGACTGTCGCCGGTGTAACCGGTGCGTGACCAGCTGCGCTGGACGGTGCCGCCATTGCTATAGCACTGATGGATGAACTGACCGCCGTTAAAGGTGGTGAGCGAGCCGTAGCCGTCGCCATCCGTTGGCAAGTGGGTATGCGCGAGAATCCCGCGGTCGTTGGTCACCGACACATCGCGCACGCCGCTGGCAATCAGCAGGTCGCAATCGGTGTCGCTGTTGGTCACGGCTTCCAGCTTGTGGAAATATAGTTTATTGCCACGTTCCTGCGTCAGGTAACCGGCATGCGGATCGACTTCTTCTTTATGAAGGTCCACGGCTTGCGTCAGCGCAGGCGTTAACCCCGCAGGCGTCACGGCACGGGTGGCGTCGGTGCCGGTCACGGTGTCGTCAGCGCTCGCCAGTGCAACGACTCCTTGTCGTTGGATGGTTGCCGGTGGATTGGTAAAGTTGGCGTTGCCAAACGTCAGCGCCGTCACATCCAACGTGGTAAACACCGTATCGGCGGACAACAGCAGCATCGACTGGGCGGACTTTTGCAGGATCGGTTCCGGCTGACTGTAGACGCCCAGCAACACGCCATTACTCAACCAATAGCCGATCCCGCGCACGTGATACACATCGGCGCTGTCGTCACGGATCGTCACGTGGATGGTGCCGGCGGCGACCACCTCGCCGGAGATCGTGTCGAGGCGCTTGAATTCACCAGGCAGATCGGTGCTGTCGTCGTCGGGCGTGAACACTGCAGCGGTCAGGCCGACGTGCGTGACGGTCAGCGGTGCGGTGCCGTTGTGGGCCGCGTTGATCAGCGCTGCGCGACCGACTTTGGTCGTGATGAATGGTAATCCGGACATCGCTGTTAATTCCCTTCGGTAAGGTTGAGTCGGGCATACAGCGCAGGCCGGAAGGCGCTGACGACGGCAATTTCGGCATGGGTATGGATGCCTTGCGTAAACGTAAAATGGCTGCGGACCGGCTTGGTGCGGTTGACTTCGGCGATCACGTCATCGACAAACGCCGCGGTCGCTGTCTCGCCGCCGGTGCCGCTTAACGTCATCAATAAATCGAACGTATGCGGTGCGCCCATCGGGGTCTTCTGCCACCACTCGTTAAGCAATATCGCGCCGCCAAACGCGGCCACGACGGCCTTGACCGATTTGGCGGTGCCTTTCTGGCGATGGATTGCCATCGCGCTGCGTACCCGGGCGCGGCGGACTTCTTCGCTCCAATACGGTTTCCAGCTGTCGACTGACAATTGCCACGCCAGCCACGGTAATAAATTGATCGGGCACGTCGTCGGGCGGTACAGGTGACCGAGCGGTACCGGCACGTCGGAGATGCGGGCGGTGGCCGCTTCCAAAGCCCGTTCCTGCGGGGTGGTGTTGGGTGGCAATAGCGAGCGGCGCTTATTCATGGACGCCGCCATATTCGACCAGGATGTCGTCGCAGAACGGGGCTTGACGGCGGGTGATGTTCAGGTCGGCATCCGGCACGCTTAACGCCACCCGTTCGACCCCATCGACGTGCAACGCGGCATACAGGCCGGACAGTGTCGGACCGCGTCCGAGGCGGTGCGCTTCGACCACATACTGCGCCATGCGGCGTTGTGCTTCGGCAACTACCACCGCGGCGTCGGGACCGGGGAAAGTGAATAATTTTGCGCGGACCTGATAGCGGACGATTTCTGCCGATTCGACCAGGACATAATCGGTCAGCGGGCGCACGTCATCGGCTGCAAGGCGCGCTGCAACGATGGCCAGCAGGTCTGCTGACGCGGTGCCGTCGCCGTCCCGTGACAGGATCGTCACGATGACGGTCCCCGGCGTCGGACTGGTCGCCGACGCATCCAACACACGGCTATCGGCTCCCAGCGCATGAAAGATATACGCGCCCTCCGGACCGGCCACCGAGAAGCCGTGCGGCGCTAACTGGATACGCTTGCGCAGGTCGGCGTCGGTTTCCATGACCGCGGGCGTGCCTTTGTCCGGATCGGCCGGGGTGACGGTCAGACGCGGGACGTCCATCAATGCGCCCAGATGATCGAGATCGCTGGCCATTGCATACGCCAGCATCAGCCCGCGCGCGCTGTCATTGACGCGTTGGCGCATCAGTAATTCGCGGTAGGCGGTGACCTGTAAAATCTTCATCGCCGGGTCGGATTCCAGTAATCCATGGAACACCGGATCACGGGCGGTCAGGTCCGCCAGTTGTTCTGTCAGAATCGTCTCAAAATCCAGCGCCTCAACAATGTTCGGTACCGGCAAGCGGGACAGGTCAATCGCGGACGTACTCATACCGGACCCTGATGCACCGGCACCGCCAGCCGGATATTCTGTTCATCGGCCACGCCGTCCAGTAATAACGTGGCGCGCCCATCCTTATCGCGATGCAGTTGCAGGCCGTGCAATTGCAGGCGCGGTTCGTGCAGGCGCACCGCATGCGCGGTGGCCGCATAAATGCGTAACGTGGTCGCGCCGTTTAGCGGCTGATCGATCAGCTCCGGCACTTCGGAACCATAGCCGCGGCGCATCACACGCGATCCGATCGGCGTGGTCAGGATATCGGCCAGCGATTGCCGGATATGTGCGAGGCCCGATAACGCCCGCCCAGTGCTACGGTGCATGCCGGTCATTGCGGGCCACCGGAAGCGTCATTACCTTGTTTGACGCCCCCATGCTTATGGCCTGTCAAGCTGATGCCGTTGGCGACAATATCGTCGGTCGCTTCGAGCTTGCCTTCGATCCGGGCAGCGGGGCCTCCGGACGCACCGGCGGTCACGGCCATGCCGCCGTTCAGAGAACTCATCGCGCTAACGATCAGATTCTTTTGCACGGTCAGGTTGCCGGTACACAGCGACTCGGCAGCATCCAGCGTGATCTGACCCGGCACCACGGTAATACTGGTGCCGTCCGGTAACGTCGCGCTCAGTGCATGTGCTGCACTGTCGTATTGGACGATGGCCCCATCGGCGTAACGGGTGGTGTGATGCGCCGGATCGGTCGATGGGGGCGCAAACTGATCCGAATACACCGCGGGCAAAATCACGCCATGATCGAAGTCGCCTTCAGGCGAGAGCAGAATGACTTGTTCACCGATTGTCGGTGGCCACCACGTCTGCGCGTCGCCAGCGCGGATCGTCACCCACGGTCGCCAGTTGGTCAGATTGTTGCCGACTTTAACGCGTACGCGTTGGGCGTCATGATCAATCTCGGCAATCGTGCCCAGACGAATCAGGTTGTGAAGTAAGCGGAGTAATTCGGAGATGTCGGCAGTCATGCGATGCATGGTGCCGGGTTGCTGATGGAAATGCATCCGGCAGCGGGTTGATATCGTGGTTATCAACTCTACCAGCGCGCGCGCTCTAGGAAGGGGCTTTTAGGACTAACGTCGATTGGTGCGCGCAGCTTATGCTAACGCTTTGTTGGCCCATTGGCTCAAGCTTTTACTGGTAGCCTGTTCGGCGATGCAAGACCAGTAACTTTGCGATCAGCCAAATAGTGCTCGACTGCCTGATGAAAATCTTCAGTCAAATCCGCAACCGTTTCTCCGTGAAAGCTGATACTTTCGGTGATACCGAGCACACGCCCGACCAAACTATTATCGCGAGAATCGAATTCGACGCGGGCAGTATAGCCCTTGTAAATCATGGTGTTGTTCATGGTGTAATTCCTGGCGAAGTAAGCATACCTATGCCTTGATTACCGGTGAAGTGGATGTTCGGTAATAAACTGGCGCAGGGCCGCGTTGACGCGCGTCTGCCAGCCTTTACCGGTCGCTTTGAAAGCATCCAGCAGATCGGCATCCAGACGAATGGCCGTAAATACCTTCGTTTCCTCGGCTTTCGGACGGCCGCGGCGCTTAGTAACTAATGCCGTGTAGATTTCCGGCGGCAATACTTCGCTAGCGGGTTTCGCGTTGGCGAACCATTCTCTTGTAAGTTCTGGATTATCCGGATCAGCGGCAATCCCGGCATTGATGAGGACGGTTTCCTCGGGGGTGGGAATAATGGTCCCTGATTTAAGTTTCGGCATAATTTTTCACCTCTCTTGGGTTGGCCTTGCGCAGACTGATGACGCGTACAGTGTCGGCACGATGACAATAAACCATTATCTGCCGCAGCCTTCCGGCTACAAAGCGTTAGTCTTATGCTTTTATGCGTGAGCAGCCTGTGCTAATGCCTCGCTGGCCCACTGGTTCAAGCTTTTACCGGAGGCCTGTGCGGCGATGGCAGCAGCGGCGTGGACTTCCGGCGGTACCCGCAGCATAAGCTTACCAGATGCCGGTTTCTCAGCTGCCCGACCGGTAACTTTACAGTCGGCCAAATAATGCTCGACGGCCTGATGAAAATCTTCAGTCAAATCAGCCACCGTTTCACCGTGAAAGCTGATGCTGTCAGTGATGCCAAGCACACGTCCCACAAAAATATTGTCGCGAGGATCAAACTCGACGCGGGCAGTGTAGCCGTTGTAAATCATAGTGTTGTTCATGGTGTAATTCCTTGTGAAGTAAGCAATTCACGGAGTTCTTCAACTTGATAACGTTTGGCCTCTTTACCGGGATGGGGGCGATGCGGGTAGAGCCGTTTTCCATTTAATTCAAATACCACGCGAGAACCTTCGCTTTCGCGTATCAGACCACCAACAGCAATCACTAATGATTCCATATCTGAAAAAATGATACCGGGCAAAGTTGGTTTGGTGAACACGGCTTGTAACGTTTTTCGGTGTTTTGCTTTCATGCGATAAATGATAGCACAAAATGATATCATTTAAAATTAGTGAGTCGCCTTTATGCATTGTTGTTTGAAGTTTGCCGGGCTAAAAGAACGCTACAGTGTCAAATGTTTTAGCAACGAGTCCCGAATCACCACCTGATCTTCAACACTAAAGCCCAGTAACGGACGGGCCGGATAGCGAACTTCCGGCCCTTTTTTTGCGACCCGGTCCGTCAATCCTTCCTGATGCACGCGTGCGACGCGTGCCACGCGCCCAAAGAACCCAACGGATAGCTGATGCGCATCCTGCGTTGTTTTGAGGCTCTTCGATTTACGTAACCTGTCAAACATCGCCGCCTTCTGGCGTTTGATGCGACCGCTTTTGCCGCGCAGGTTCTTGCGGTTTTTACGCGCCGTGTACGCTTCTCCATCCGGCGTTTGCTGGCTGGCAATGCGCTGGGCCTGACTGCGGCGCAGGTCTTGCGCGACCTGGCGATTAATGGCGCGGCGTTGAGCGGGTTCCAGCTTGGCCAGCAGCGCTCCGGCCCATGCTTCGATGGCGCAGAGATCGCCGCTCATGGTTGATCGGTCGGCGTATGCCATTCGGCCAGCAACGTATAACTTTCATATAGTCGCCAGAAATTGTCCTGATAATCGGGTGTCGGTACCGGTTCGGCCAGATGACGCACCTCCAGCCGTCCGGCGTCGCCGCGCTTGACGATGACACGTTCGGTCAACTCCAGCTTGATCGATATATCGCGCGATGCGTGATTGTTGTAATCCATCTCGAAACCAATCCCGGTCTTGCGCTGGTCGGGGTTCGATAACAGTTCGTTTTGATAGACGGCGATCCAAGCCAACAGCGGCACCATGATCGCATCCGCACCGCCGCTGTAGTCGGTGATGATGATATTGAGTTTGAAGCGGTATTCAAACGATAGCGACCCGGTACCGGCGGCGACAATATTGCCTTCATCGGCGAAGATTAATAGCTTCTCAGGATTCTGGCGCAGGTCCGGATCGGACGCGATGAGATGGGCTTTCAGGCTGTCTGGTTTTTGCATTAGTAATCTCTTGTTGGCAATCGACGATCATGTCTACTTGCGCCGCGCAGGTGGCCCACGCGGCTTCGGTGCGTTCCAGTGTTAGGTTCAGCGCACCGTTAGTCGTCGGCGCGCTGGCTGGGAGCTGGCAACGGATGACCGGCGGACAGGCGTTGACGATAAGCGGTCGCGCCAGTGACGGCGGGACGCTGGCGCAACCGGGCAATAGCATCAGGCAAAGGAGACTCGGCCCAATGGCGGATCGTGGCATTTTCATGTTGGAGCTTTTTGATCAGGGTTTCTCGGGCCGATAACGTGGCGGCGATGCCTGCGTGATCCGCTTGCAGTTTGACGGTGGCGGCGCGGTGACGGGCGTTGATGGCGTTGAGGGTATCGATGATGGCGTCGCGCTCGCTGACGTTTTTTTCGGCACGGTCGGCACGGCCTTTTGCTGCGCTCAGGCTGCCGCGCTGGACGTACAGCATCGTGGCTAAACCGCCGACGATCAATAGTATAGAAATCCATTTACTGATCATTGCCAGAGTCCGATTCGTGTTCCCTTGCCATCCACCGTCAAGACTTGGCGTCGCGGTTTTTTGCCTTCTGCAGCGATGCCGAGATGGACCCAGACGGTGGCTCCGGCGCGTTCATAGATCAGCTGATCGAAATGCAGGTACGATTTTTCGATCTTCTGGCAGATGGCAAACGGTGTGCCAAATGCGGGAGCGATGAAGTCGTTAGCGAGGCCGTCGAGATGCGCGCTTTTACTAGCACCGCCTACCGCCCGATTAAGTGCGGGACAGCGATACCCGCTGGAGATGGTGATTGCCGCGCCGCCCAGTTCTAATCGCACCATTTCATTAAAGCGGGCAAGGCGGCGCAGGTTGACGATGATGGCGGGCGTGGGCGTGTTGTTGATGCCGAGAATGTGGGCGCTGTTGCTGCGGACAAACTCTTCGAGTGTGAAGTGTTCGGTGAATGCGGTCATAGATTACCTCGAAGGATATGGGCGACATTGCCCTGTGCGCGATAGACCAGGACGCACCAGGTGAAGGCGATTCCGGCGTGGCCGAACGACGTTTGCCTGTTGCCAAGCATTATTTCGAGCGCACAGGTGCCGGTGAAGACGATGAGCATCCATGCAATGAATGAGATGTGAATGCGGTAGTTGGCAAGGCCGCGTTGATAGCACAGCAGTTGCATGCAGGTGGCGGCGTAGCTCAGCATTTCGATGGTGGTTAGTAGCGTGGTGGTGACGCTAATGGCGTCTGCTGCATTAATCATGGCGGTCTCCTTTGCGTAGCCAGTCGGGTAGTGCGATGGTTTTAATCAGGTCGATGCCGTGCAGGGTCAGGGCAATGACACCCGCGGAAGCGAAGAAGGCGGCGACGCCGGATTGTTTGAGCGGCGTGTGCTGGATGACTTCGGGCGCGGCGAGGTAACCGATGGCCAGCGAGATGACGAGGTAGGCCAGCCGTTTGAAGAGCGGCAGGTTTTTGCTGGAAATCGCGACCAATGCGGCTCCGGCGAAGGCACCGATGAGGGCATTGCCGTCAATGCCGGGATAGAGGGAGGACAGGCCGATGCCTGCGGCGGCGGTCAGGACAAAAGAGGTGCTGGGTTCGGCCATGACGTTCTCACTTGTTAATCCCAGAGACTGATGGTCTGGGTGGTGTTGGTGGGGACCGCGGAAGGGTCTGGCAACGTGACAAGATGACCGTGGGGAATGAACGGGCCGCCGTCTGCTATGCCGGGGTTCAGTTCCAGCGCGACTTCGACCACGCGGGCGGTGGCACCGAGGTGGCGCCAGCACAGCAGATCGAGCGTGTCGTGTTGTTGGGCGCGCACTAGCATGGCGTCAGATCAGTTCAACGGTTAAATGATGCCGTTGCAATATATCGGCGATGGCCCAGTGCGCGTTGCGGCGTTGTTCACCGGGGCCGATGTCGAGATTGTCGGTTGCTTTCTTGTTGGACAATGACGACGCAGTGCTGTCGTAATCGCGGTACTTTTCCATGAGGTCGGCTTTGGCGGTGCTGTAGACGGCGCGCCGGTAATGGATGACGAGTCTGCTTTCCTGGTTGACCTTTTTGGCGGGGACGGCTTCGAGCGCGATGTAGCCGTCGTCCAGTTGCGCGTCTTGCCATGCGTCGAGTTCTGCGTTGACGTGCAGGATGGCTTCGGCGACGGCTTGAATGAGGCGCGGGGTGGTGACGGTGCCGTCAAGCCGCATGGCGTCGCGCATATGATGCAGATCAATGTCGGGGAACCAGCCGTCATTGTGGACGACGGTTTGTTCGGGGACGCCATCGGTGATGATGGTGGTTTTGGGGATAAAGGGCATGACGACTTTCTGGTAGGACGGCGGTGGGCGGGTGTCTTAAGGTGTTGGATTGCGCCGTGCCTTATCGACCCGCGCCGCCGTGCGCCGCTTGGGTGCTCTGTTGAACGTCTAGACCTTGGGCACTTTTTTAAGGCGCAATGTCAGACGTTCGATGTCTTTTTTGACGCCAATCCGTTTGTCGAGCGCTAGTGCACGGGTCAGATGCGGCAGCGCTTGCTGCATCTCGCTGGGATCGAGGCCTTCGGCGATAGGGTCGGCGGTGTTGCTTTTGTCGAGTAGTGCATAGGCATAGGCTTTGTGCAGTTTGGCGCGAGCCTGATCGGGGGCGTCTTTGCTTTCGGTTAGTGCAATGACGTCGGCTAAGATGGCACGGCCAACCTCGGCGGGCATATTGCCCGCCAGCGTGGCGTCGGCAAATTCATCCATTAGTAGCGTCGGGATGTCGCGATTGTATTGGTCCGGCATGCTCATGTTGTGCGTAACCGCGTACTGCGCCACCTGCAAGGCGCGCGCATAATGACCGACGTCGATATACCAGACCAGGAGCGTGGTGAGTACGTCGTCTTGCCCACCTTTGCCCGCGCTTAAGACGCCGTCGATCCAGTCCTGATACTCGGGCAACAATTCTGCCTTGAGCGTATTCTTTTGTTCGATTGACTGGATTTGCTTGATACGTCGCAGATGGTCGATCAATTGATAGTGGATCAGCTCGTAGGCATTGCCGCCAGTCAGTCCGCCGGGCGCGGTGTCGGCGGCGGCTTTGGCGGCAAGCGTACGGGCCTTGTGGCGCAGTGCAGGGGAAAGGTGGGACATCGTCAGGCTTTCGGTGTGGCGGCGACCAGCGCAATGTTTTCAATGAGGGCACCTAGACCAAAATCTTCGACTACATAGGCGTCGTTCGAAGATTCGTAATTTTCGATGCGGTCGCGCTTGGCTTCATCGACGATGCGACGGCGGCGACCGGACTCTTGCCAGTAGATTGACAGGTTGTCAAAGCGGGTGATCAGAATCGCGTTGGGTGGGAAGTACGGCACGCTGACCGCTTGCAAGCCGCCGAGGCGCTTCTGGCTGATGATGATGTCGGCGGCGAGCGTTTCGCTGGGGGCCTGATTAATGTTGATCAGTGGAAAATATTTGTCGTGCAATAACGTGCGCCCGACGATGGCGACCAGACCGGTATCTTGCTGGTACCACGGATCGAGCAGGTTGATGGCGTCATAGACGGCGGCGTCCAGATTGATGTAGTCGCCATCGGGGCCGATCAGCATCTGGCCGGGCGTGTTGCCTTCCTGCATGACGCGCTCCGCGGCCTGTTCACGGAAGTGCTGCAGCCAGCCTTTGTTGACATCTTCTAACAGCGGATGCGCCGCAGGATCGGTATCGGCGGCGATGCTGGTGCCGTTGAAGCCGATGACCATGCGGTCGAGCGCTTGCCGTTTGAGAATGACGTTGGCGACGCGGCTTTGAAAGTCAGGAAATTTGGCCCAAGCATCCAGTGTCTGGTAATTGATGTGAGTGTCGAAATTGGTCTTTTCGCAGCGGTATTTATGGCTGTCGAGGGTGCCGAGGTCGCGCGTCTTGCGGTCGCTTTTGGCGGTGTTGGTGCGGCTGGCCACTGGTCCCGAGATGCCGAGGCCGAGCTTTTCGCCTTCTTGTTCGGTGACGCCGAGGATGTTGATCTTACCTAAAAATTCGCTCGACTCCTGCATCTTGGTTTCCAGCTTTTGCTGGATGGTGGGGGCGACGGCAAAGGTGGCTGCGGCGCTGGCCGTGTCGTTCAGTTCTTGCAGGCGCGTGGTGTAGTGGTCGAAGGCGACGCGGGTGATTTTTTTCATGGGTGCTCCAATAGGGGTTTTAAGAGATATCGCTGATCGCGCGTTCAGAAGTCGGTCTGTTCCGTGCCGCTGCCGCCGGTTGCCGGTGGCCGGTGCGACGGGTTGCCGTCTTGCGTGTCCATCTGGCCTTTGAAGGCAGTAAAGGCGCTGGTTGATGCGGCCAGTGCCGCTTCGAGTTCGCTAATCTTTTTATCTGCGGCAGCGCTTTGGGTGGCAAAGGATGCGGCGGTTTCGCTGGCATGATGGGCGACGGCTTCCAGCGCTTCTTTGACGTCATTGAATCGCGCATCATCGCTGGTCTCTTTATGTGAGAAGCGTTTGAGGATGTTTTTAACGGTGGTGGAAAATTTGTTTTCTGTGACTTCCGGCTGGTCGTCTTCTTCAAATTCGAGCGTGGCTTCAATCGCTTCAGAAAACAGATTGTTCACATGTTGCTTGCGGGCGCTAAATAAATTGACGCCGCTGGTGGCGGCAAAGGTGAGGATGTCGGTGCCAAGACTGGCTGGGCTGTCGGTGACGCCCAGGCCCACCATATAGGCTTGACTGGTATCGGCGAAATCAGGATTGAGTTCAATGCTGGTGTAAATCTTTTGGCGCTCTTTGTTCATGGCAATTAGCGAGGGCGTCGGGGAAACCTGGGCAAACAGGGCTAACTTTTTGCCGCTGTCGGTATCGACTTCTTCGGCTTTGACGGCGAGCACATCGCCATAAGCGCGGAACGGGCTGTCCGGTAACAGGCTGCGTTTATGCTCCAGCCAGATCCGTGCGCCATACGTTGTGCGGTTGAAATTCCTGGCAATTTGCTCGATAGCTTTGCGGTCGATCTTACGACCGTCGGTGGTCGCGCCTTCGGTGGCGACGCGGAAGAACTTGGATTTGGTGGTCATGGATGCGCTCTGCTATCGGGAAGTGAGGGAATAGCGCCATAGTCACCGTTAGCGCGTGGGGTTTCAACGCGCAGCGGGTTGCTATGGGGCTTACTGGCTTGCTGGTACGAGCATTACGCGCGCGTGACCCCTACGCTTGCGGCATGCAAAAATCTCCCCTCATACCGGTGTCAGAAGTCGATTTAAACGTTGCGCTTGCAACGGATCAACACACGGACCCACGCCGCGTCGCTAAGTTTTTGTATTGGCAGGGTTGGCGTATTTCATCGATCGCCAGTCACCTTAAATTGAATCGCTCGACCGTGGAGAGTTGGAAGCAGCGCGACGGTTGGGAGAGTGCGCCGGTGTTAGAAAAGGTGGAGGCGGCGCTGGATACGCGGCTGGTGCAATTGATTGCGAAGGACCAGAAGTCTGGCGGGGATTTTAAAGAGATCGATCTGCTGATGCGGCAGATTGTGCAGACAGCGCGGGTACGACGTTATGAAGCGCCGGGCGGGAATGCGGTCGATCTGAATCCTAAGTTGGCGAATCGGTATTCTGCACCGCGCAAGAAGCCGGTGCGTAATGATATCGATGCGGCGCAAAAGAAGTTGTTGCTGGAGGCGTTTCACGATTCATTGTTTGATTATCAGAAGGTGTGGTTTCGCAATGGGCATCAGCGCACCCGGGCGATCCTGAAGTCGCGCCAGATTGGGGCGACCTGGTACTTTGCGCGGGAGGCGCTGGCGGATGCGATTACGACCGGCCGCAATCAGATTTTTTTGTCGGCGTCGAAGGCGCAGGCGCATGTGTTTAAGCAGTACATCATCCAGTTCGCACGCGAGGCGGCAAACCTGGAGTTGACGGGCGACCCGATCATTCTGGCCAATGGCGCGCACTTGTATTTTTTGGGGATCAACGCCCGCACCGCGCAAAGTTATCACGGCAATTTTTACTTCGATGAGTTTTTCTGGACGCATAACTTTACCGAGCTGAACAAGGTGGCGTCGGGGATGGCGATCCATAAGCATTGGCGTAAAACCTACTTCTCCACACCGTCATCGATCACGCATCAGGCCTATTCGTTCTGGACCGGGGCTGCATTTAATAAACGCAGGGCGAAGGCTGAACAATACGATATCGATATCACGCATGGGCGCTTGGCGGCGGGCCTGACGTGCGAGGACAAAATCTGGCGCCATATCGTGACGATCATGGATGCGGAACGCGGCGGCTGCGATCTGTTCGATATCGATGAGTTGCGCAATTTTGAATACAGCCCGGATCAGTTTGAAAACCTGCTGATGTGCAATTTTATCGATGATACGCAGTCGGTGTTTCCACTGGCTGAGTTGCAGCGGTGCATGGTCGATTCTTGGGTGGACTGGACGGATTATAAGATTTATGCGAGTCGTCCTTTTGGACATCGTGCCGTGTGGATTGGCTACGATCCTTCGTTGACTGGCGACAGTGCAGGGTGCGTGGTGCTGGCACCCCCTTTAGTCCCCGGCGGCAAGTTCCGGTTGCTGGAACGCTTCCAATGGCGCGGCATGGATTTCGAGGCGCAGGCAGAAGCGATCCGGCACATGACACTGCGCTACAACGTGGAGTTTATCGGCATCGACACCACCGGCATGGGCATCGGCGTGTTTCCGCTGGTGCGTCAATTTTTTCCTGCCGCCACCGCCATCCTGTATTCGCCCGAGGTGAAGACACGGATGGTGCTCAAAGCCAAAAATGTGATTAGCAAAGGACGGTTGGAATTTGATGCCGGATGGACCGATCTCGCGCAGGCCTTTATGGCAATCCGCAAAACACTCACCGCCAGCGGCCGACAGGTCACCTACGACGCTGGCCGTACCGATGAAACAGGGCATGCGGATCTGGCGTGGGCCTGTATGCATGCGCTGGATCACGAGCCACTGGAGGGTGGCAATCACAACAATCAATCTTTTATGGAGATTTATACATGAGTAGAAAACAGCGGGGCAGGGCCGCCTATGGAACCGCCGTATTGGCCCCTGAAGTAATGACAGAGGCGCCGGTCGCCGCCGCCGGATTTGAAGCGTTTACGTTTGGCGATCCGGCCCCGGTGCTGGACCACGGGGAGATTCTGGACAGTCTTGAGTGCTGGTCTAATGGGCGCTGGTATGAACCGCCGGTCAGTTATGCGGGGCTGTCGAAGTCGTTTAATGCCAGCGTGCACCATAGCAGCGCGATCTATTTTAAGGCGAATATTCTTACTTCAACTTTCGTGCCGACGCCGTTGCTGACGCGCGATGCGTTTAAGCGATTTACGCTGGACTTTTTAACGTTTGGTAACGCGTACCTGGAGAAGCGGACCAGCCGTAGCGGCAAACTGCTGTCGCTGGCACATGCGCTGGCGAAGTATGTGCGCCGGGGGAGGGATCTGGATCAATATTATTTTGTGCGTGGCTGGCAGGAAGAATACGCTTCTAGGCATGGCGCAGTGTGTCATCTGATGGATCCGGATGTGAACCAGGAGGTGTACGGGGTGCCGCAATATCTGAGCGCGCTGCAGTCGGCTTGGCTGAATGAGGCGGCAACCCTGTTTCGGCGTAAGTATTATAAAAATGGGTCGCATGCCGGATTCATTTTTTACATGACCGACGCAGCGGCGAATAATGCCGACGTGGACAACCTGCGGCAGGCGATGCGCGATAGCAAGGGGCCGGGTAATTTCCGCAACCTGTTCATGTATGCACCGAACGGTTCCAAGGATGGGATTCAGATACTGCCGGTGTCGGATGTGGCGGCCAAGGATGAATTCTTCAATATCAAAGGCGTGACCCGTGATGACGTGCTGGCCGCGCACCGGGTGCCGCCTCAGCTACTGGGCATCATGCCGAACAATACTGGCGGCTTCGGTGCGGTCGAACCAGCGGCGCGAGTGTTTGCCCGCAATGAACTGGTCCCGCTGCAGTCGCAGTTTATGGGGATCAATGACTGGCTCGGTGAAGAGGTGCTGAAGTTCAACAGCTACGATCTGTCAGTCCAAAAGAAAGGCACCAAATGAGCGACAACGCCGACCGCGCCGATGCGCGCATTGCCGCCGCCGTCCAGTCCGCCCTGAACAAGGTGCGCGACACGCCATCATTATGCGGCGACGGACATTGCCATTTTTGTGAGGAGGCGGTACCCGATGCCCGCGTGTTCTGTAATGCCGATTGCAGGGATGACTACCAGAAGCATCAGGCAGGGCGGAGGCGAGCCGGATATTAATCGCTATTTACCCCTAGGTTTACCCCAAGGAAGCCCCTGACGCCCCCACAAGGGGTAATACATAGCCTTTTAGACCCGCCAGCGCTCACCTCCACACGCCACCTGCGGTGTCTTTAAATGGGACTGCTTTTAATGCACTTTGGGTGATGCAGAAAAGGCCGTTAGCCCGGGGCGCTCGGTTAGACCGGCTTGGAAGGCGTGACGCAAAATGATGCAGCTGGAGGGATTAATAAACTATCAGTAGAGTCGTTTCCCGTCACACCTCGAGTCATTGGTTAAATGTAGCTACAAATATTGTTGGATTAGGGTAATATTTGTATCTACAATAATTAGATGGAAGCAAGTGGGCGGATACCATGACGAACAAACATAAAATTATTTATCCGACAGCGGAAGAGGATGTCGCAACTACCGCAGCCGCGTTATCAGATCCCGATAATCTACCTTGGACTGATGCGCAATTGGCACAACTTAAGCCGGTGCGAGGACGTGGTAGACCTTTAGGGAGTGGTACGAAAGAGCAAATAACTATGCGCTTAGATACTGATATTGTTGACGCGTTTAAGCGTGAAGGTGACGGCTGGCAAACCAGAATGAATGGCGCATTGCGCGAATGGTTAGCGGCGCATCGATAGTCTTGATTGCTGTTAGTAATTTTCTTTTTTTATACCTATGTGCGGACGCATTACACAAATTGGATAACAGTTTGTCGCCTGAGCAGGCTGAACAGACTCCGGGGCAGATGGTGCGGGGGGGCGGATTGCTTTGAGTGGTTTAAGGTGTCGACTGAGGTTAATCGCGCAGGGGAAGAGTAAGCCGTTTATGGTTGAGGCGATTGGGTAGATGTGTCGTGGCGCCTTTAGCCAAAATATTTTTACAGTGGGCAAATCCTGCGCTTGAAAAAAAGGAAAATTTGCTACATTGGCTCACTTTTAAATTATTTTGTCGGGTCATTAATTCGAGAGAGAACCGTCGCCGCATTGATCACTAAAGCTGAAAAGTCGATGACATTAGTATTTTTGATTTTTATCGGTTCATCATAATGTAGTGGATCGTATATAAAGCCAATATTCGATTGATCGAAAAATAACCCTACCATTGCTATTCCTCGTTCGATAGGGGTACACACGTTATAGCTAAAATTGTACATTCCAGTCTTTTTCAGTTGTTCGCTTGTTAGAGAAGCGGCATCGGCCACGACAATGTTACCCCAAGCTGAGGCTCCCGCGCGATTCTGATAACAGTGGCCATATTCTGAGCAAACGCAATTAATTAGCGCACCGCCAACCCCATAGAAAATGGCACTTTCTTCTTGCAT